TCCAATAAAATTAGGCAAAAGCTGCTAAATAAAAGCAGAAAAAATCTACCACCCTCAATAACAAATGGAAAGGATCAGTACTCAATAGGTCCGGCACAGCCAGAGTTTACAGTTATATTAGAAAATACAGACATAGTTTGCTGTGGTTTATTTTCTGATATTTTCGGTAATGTTTATGAAGTAGTTGAAGGTGCTATAGACGATTGTAAAAGCGGTATCATAAGACTAAATGAAAATTCAATTTTCTTGAAAAGCACAAGAAAGTTAGCTATTAACAGAGTTAATAAGCTTATCGAAAGAGGATGGATTTGGTCTTATGATGAAAGTATTGAAAACAAAATAGATGAAAGAATAAAGGAGAGCAACAATGGCTAAGAAAACAATCATTAATTCGATTCTTGCAAGTGACATTCCCTATGACTTTGCAGCTGTATATTTTACAGTAGGCGGAGTTCCATTAAAGAAAGACGGTCAACCGTGTATTGATGCAAATGGAGAACCTCTTTTTCCGCCGGTAAAAGAAATTAAACACTGTAGAGATAGGTTTGGAACTGGCGCATACGTAGATCAGCCCTGTTATGACATTCATTTTGAGGATAATCCGCAGAGAATTCTGGTTCCTGTAAAGAAGTGTTCTCAGATCGGTATTGTTGTAGTTGAGGAAGAACAAGAAAACAATACTCCAGAATTACCTGAAGCAGATTAATTAAAAAGGGAAATAAATGAAAAATAAGATATTGGTTGTCAATGGAATGTGCTGCAATGGCATTATGTCAGAAATTGGTGATGTAACAAACGAGGTTGAAGAATTTACCAGAAACCCGAAAAATTTTAAACTGGTACTATTTACTGGTGGAGAAGACGTAACACCGAAACTTTATGGACACAAAAGCCCAAAAGGCCTGTGTAGATCTAGTTTATCAAGAGATATGGAAGAAATGGAGATATTCTCTACTGCTCTGTTGGGCGAAGTATTGTGTGCAGGTATTTGTAGAGGATTTCAGTTTCTTAATGTCATGGCTGGTGGTACATTAATCCATCATGCATCGAACCACGGAGGTTCTGTTCATGACGTTACTACCGTTTATGGTGAAAATTTTGAGGTGAATTCTCTACATCATCAAATTGTAGTACCAACAGAAGAGAACAGTGATGTAATAGCTTGGAGCAAAAATAAGATTTCAAGTTATTATTATGGCGACATGGATGAGAAGATCGAAGATCCTGATAAAGAAGTTGAAGCAGCTGTATTCAAGAAAATCAATTCTATTGGTGTGCAATGGCACCCAGAGTTTTTAAGAAGGGGTTCAGAAGGATACAACTGGTTTCTCGAATTTGTAGATAGCTTTTTAGGAAACAAAACAGTAACAGCAAAATAATTATTAAGGGGTGATGTATTAATGGAATATGCCAATATAGCCCTAATTGATACAATAGGTAGGGTATGCGTTCATAAAACTGATAGAGTCAATGATTCTATGTATTCAGTAACTACTGATTTGTTTATAGACAAAGAAGGGCATGCATTAGATGAGGCAATAAAAGAATTATCTACTGTGGTTGGTATAAGTCCTTCAGCATTGCTCAACAGTTCGAAGATAACTAAACGCAAAGAGGTGGAGAACTTTTGTAGAATACTGAGAAACAAAAGAATTCACCTCTTTGTGTGTCAAATAATGAAAAATACAAGTATAAAAATAGACAAATCTGTAGGTGATATAAGGTTCGTTCATGTGGATGTTGTTAGTAATATGTTGAAAGAAAACAAAATAAACATGAACATGTATGGTAAAGAAATGATTAAATTCATTAAACAAAAATAGGAAATCGACATGTCAAAAGAAGTATATTTAGTTGTATTAAACTATATAGAGCCGACAGAATTTGATATGACTGGAGACAAAGAAGAATATGATGAATTAACATTCTCTTCAGATCAGTCAGAGGTTTATGTATATAACACACTTGAGGAAGTAAACGAACATGTGGTAACAGAATCATTTGGAGAACCTTCATTAGATGGAGACTATATAAAAGTTTTCCATGGGGTTATAGTTCCTGCAAGCTATATACCTGAAACATTCAATGGGTGTACCCCTTTCTTATATGTGAAACACCCCCTAAGGTATACTGAAGATTTACATAAACATGAGGCTTATTTCAGAAAAATATCAGAAGGCACAGATGTTCTTGTTAAAGTAATAGAAGAACTGATGACTTATCATGTTTATGACTCTTTAAAGGGTAGGTCATATAAACTCATTATTAAGGACGCAAACATATTTCTTGGTTATGAGCTCCAAATGGCTTTACACTGTCCAGAACAAAGCTCTGATGAAGAGGCTATATACAGAATTAAAAAATTGAGAGACAAGATATTATCAAACAATAATCAGGAGAAATGATAATGACAACAAATGTAAAATTAAAGATATATGAAGATGATGATAAAAAAGAAAAGCATGTTCTTATCGGAAGATTGCTTGGAGCAGTAAGCACTGAAGAAGCAAAACATTTGGTAGGTAACCTAAAAATAGCAGCAAAGGTATCCACTGCTGAGTCAAAAAGTATAGAAGATGTCCAAAAAGCACTGCTTAAAGGCATTAACACAAAAGAAAATGATGACGGTACAGACAGAATTGTTTTGGCTATAAAACAAATTTCATCTCCCGAAACCAATATTATGTTGGATACTTTTACCAGACAATTGTTTGTAAGCGACAGAGTAAGTATGGTAAAAGAATCTCATATAAAACCAGGAAGAAACGGGTCTAGGATGACGTTGTGGTGCAGAAAAGAATCGCTCATAATCTGTGAAGAGGAGGAATAACAATGAGTATTAAAGTAACAAGTAATATCAGAAGACCTGGTACAGATTTTTCCGTCATTGATGGAATGAACAATACGTCTCTACTTACAGGTTCAAAAGGAGTAATTTCCTACGTACTTGGTTCTGATCATGGATGCCCTAATGTGTTATTCCAAAACTGTGTTGTGTCAAGAAGAGGAAAAGGCGGAAAAGACAGAATGGAACAAGTATCGTTAATTAGTCCTTTGATTAACGTAAACTGCTTACCGATGGATATATTAATACCAGATCATGATAAATACAAACAACTTGTCACAATCGAATCAAACTTTGATTCTGTTGATTTAGACCATATGAGTGTTAATGGTTATATAAACTGGTTATTTGCCAATTTATTGTTTGTAAGAGAACTGGCAAACGTCAAATTAAATAAAAACAGCAAACTTCCCATGAAGCTGCCAATCAACCAAGACAGAATGATTCGTTTATGGAGAATTGATGATGGAAATGAGCTCATAATGTCTTTCATGGAAAACATAGTAGACCTGTTTGAGAGCGGCGGTGATGAGGATTTAAAATATATTTATAACAACTATATTAACCACAATTCAGCATTAACTTCTATGCTGAGAGAGTTGTATCATAGAACTACTTTAGTTAATATAGAGTATAGAACCAAAACCATGGCGCTTGAGATTAGTGCATTAGAATACATTATGAAAGTAGTGGCGTCTAAGAAAGAATCTTTAAAGGGCGTTGATGTAGATGATTTGTTTGGCAAATTGAAAGATAAAAAAGAATTGATAAAAACCATGAAAAGCGGTTTGGATAAAAAACTGGATAGAAAGCTTTCTATGTTTAGTAAAAATATGTCCAATTATGCAAAAAATAAGGAAAAAATTATGGGTTTAAAAGTAAATAAGCCCATGATGGCAACAGCAACATTTGACCTATAAATACAAAGTTGGGATGGTTATGATATTTCAAGGAGAAAAGGTGGAAGTAATAGCGTCTTATACAAACGGTAAAGGCGCTAAAATAAGAGTAGGCAGTAAAGGATACATAACTAAAACTCACCCAAATGTAACACATTTAACAAATAATAGGGGAAATCGCATAATTCTGATTCCTGCTGAAATAGTTTTTTCCAGGTATGGTTTTGAAAAAAGAAGTAGAAGCGAAAGAAAGCTTGTAGATCTTATATATCCTGGATACAGGGGTATTGGGAATAATAACATAACCAATATGAAAAAGTTTCTTGATTCCTCTATAAATTTTGCTATGTCAGCTAGTTCTGGTGACAAAAAGAAGGTAGTTGCGATAAGAAAAAGTCAAGAGCCAATAAATCTATTATACAGTAGATCAGAAAGAGTGTCTTGGTTAAAAAGTGTTACAACCAAAGATTTAAGTAAATATACATATCCTATGGAATTAAGAGATAAGCTAAAATTTACAAGCGAAGTAGAGAGAGTGGACAAGAATGCTTTAGTTATTATAGAAGATCTTGTTAACTCAGTAATAAACTGGGATCATAAAAGAGAAATGCTATTAATTAATTGTGTTGCTGATGATATGGATATGTTCAAAAGTATATACATAATTATTAAGTCGCTCTTATCAAATACGGCTAGGCACTCAATTATAAACATCAACAAAAGAAAAAGAAACAGGATTAGCACCGATGCAATTTACTCTTCATATCTACAGTTGGCTATGAATGGGTTATACAAATATCTGAGCATAGGTAATGCCAATGGTAAAATGAAAGATTACGCTTATAGGATTGCCAATATTTACAAAAAAATGGAAATTTGACAAGATTGGAGTGAATTTATGGGCTTTGTGTCGGAAATGCAGAAGTTGGCGAATTTGGTAAAATCTCAATTTGAATCCAGAACAATCACTCAATCAAAAAGAACTGGACGAGATTTTAGAGATGTTTTAATGACTAATAGTATTTCAAACAATATGCTAACCATAGAAGTAACTACAAACAACTCTAATCATGTTCTAACTATACCAGTACCGTACACTAAGAATAATGTAACACTAATTAAGAATAATGAAATAGAAAGAGCTGTTTGTAACTATTTTGATGTTAAAGCAGATAGAATTATTTCGTATACAGATATTATGTATGAAATATTCATGGGAGATTTTTCTACTTTTGTTAAGGAAATAAAGAAAAAGAAAGTTGTTTTTGTACAACAACTTGCTTATTCTATTATTAATGATAATATATCAGTTATCATGTATAATCTTCAAAAGGCAATAAATGAAGTAGTAAATAAAATGCCTCTACATGAAACAGATATGTTGAGTTGGGTCATGAACAGTAGACTCATGATGTTAGATTATGACTTTGATAAATTAAATGACCCAGAGCAAAAACTGTACTATCAGATAGATAAAAATAGAAAATACTTCAATAGGGGGTGGACATCTATTGGATTATCAGACGGAACTCTCTCGGACAAGAATTATATTTTAACTGATAACATAAGAAAATACAGCCCCTTTGGATTAAAATATCATAACCCTCAAAGAAACCTTTACTCTACTTTATGTATGAAAGGAGACGAAGATCAAGCTATAAGAACTTGTTCTTATCAAGATCTTGTAGATAAAGGCACAAAGAGAAAGGGCTGGAATTGGTTTACTGCTTATGTTGATGTACCAGACACTTTTGAAGACCAAATATTGGTTAGCAAAAGACATTCAGATAAATATATTACGTCATACAGAAGAATTTTCTGTTATGGTGATGTTTTAGTAAAAGTCGGTCAACACATAAAGTTTGGGCAGAAATTATGTAAATCCATAGACGGAAAAGTAACAAGATATGAAATAAGAGCAGATAACTCTAAAGTTATTAATATAAAGTCAGAAAAAGTGGTAATAGGGGGAAAAGATAAACAGGCTTGGTCAATAAAGGTCAGACTGAGAAGAAATCTAAAGGATGCCACTAAAATAACCAATACCCATGGAAATAAAGGTGTAATCAGGCTGATGGACCTCGGTTACGCTATAGACCCTGTAACAGGTAAAAAGAGAGACATAGATGTAATTGTATCAGCTAAGACTATACCAAAAAGAGAGAATTTTGGTCAATTGTTAGAAGCCCTAACCAATGACATCATTGAAAGAACACACAAGAATAGAAAAGTACACCGTACCGGAAGTTCTTGGACTTCTTCAGATCAAAGTATTGGAGTAACACACAGGTGTGAACATGAGAGAAAACATGTAGTGATCCAAGATGACTTTGATCCAGGAGTAGAAAACATAAAAAGAAACCTTACCTCTTTAGGTTTTAATGAAACCTTGAGTTGGAAATGCAATACCTATATAGGAGAAGTAAATGCCTGTTGTGGTAATGTTTTCTGGGGAGTATCAAAAGAAGCAGAGGATCAGTTGTGGGAAAAAGGAGATTCCCTTAGAAAGAACAATCAGGACTTAAGGACTGCTGGATTAAAACTATCCACAGTAGAATTTAAAGCGCTTGAAACTAATTTCGGGAAAGATAATTCCATTATAAGAGAGGTGTTATCTCATACTCAGGGATCTGATATATTATCAGAAAAGATGAGAATAACCAAAAGTAAATTGGGAGAATTCCCATCAAACACTCCTGTTGTAGATATTAGGGACGTTAAAACAATAGATCAAACCAACGGCACCATGTTTGATGAATCAGAAATAGTAAACACTGTTGCAGATGAGAATTACTTCGAAAATGGGTTTTTAATAAGTCTCCCATTAAAATATCAGACAGCCGTTGGAGTAGATAAGTCCTTAGATCACGAAGGCGGTGTTGTTTTATATGAAGGAGGGTTTGACCCGGAGTTATACAAACACATATTCTTAACTGACAAAATATATGTACCATATGGTATACTAAGAAGGTGTTGGAGACATAGTTCAGGCATGTATGGCATGAACCCTATAACAACACTTATTAATAATGTAGTGGTTATGGCAAACAAGTATATTAATGACCCAGAAGACCCAATTAATATTTCAATGTATTATATGGCTCTTAGATCTTACTTTAATAGGGTATTAAAATCCTTAGTAGGAAAGTCTGGAGATATTAATAACTATGCTCTGTCAGTAAGATACCCGTTTTCTGCTAAAGCAGTAGCTACTTTAAGTAGTACTCTTCCTGATAACACAATACAAATACACAGAAACATGGCAGAAATATTGGGAGCCAATGAGGGAGATTTCTTGTTAGTAGAAAGATTCCCGTGCTTGGGTTTCATGGGTGTAAGATCACAAAAAGTTACTATTACCGACGATCCTATGTGCAAATATACTATACGAGTGAGTGGTAATAGCTTGGTATCTCAAAACCTGGATTTTGATGGTGATGTTATATATGTAGCGTCGTTTAAGACAAAGGAAGCTAACTCTTTATTAAAGAAAGAATGGGAAAATCCTAATCAAGCATATTGGAGGCATGTAGATTGGTTGAATAATAGAAAAGGTAAACCTACGGTCAATTGTTTCAATTTTGATGATTATAAAGTCAAAGCGTTTGAGGATTTAGACGCTAATAGCCATTCAGAGATAATAAGTAAATCTACTGGTGTAAAAGCGTTGACGGGTCCAATGATGGCAATGGCTTATAATTTGATGAGGATAACAGAAACAGTAGGTGGTCAAGTAGATCAGTATATGCAAACGGACATAGAAATGTTCATTGAAAAAGCTGGTCAGTCTGTATTTGAACAGAAACATGGTGGAGTATCATTACACGAAATTGTAATAGATGCAATCTGTACTGGTAATGTGGAATTACTGGTTAAAAGCGGTTTCAACGAGAATGTATCAAGATTTATATGTGACGTTATAAAGATGAAAGCATTATCTCTTGGTATAAAAGACCTATCTTCATACCATGCTAAATGTAAAGAGTTAGGATGTTCAAATATAGTAAACAAGATAGTAAAGAACGAAAATAAATTATATTTTGCCAGCAGATCTAATATTGATTTGATCAGTTTATTGAATACAATAAACATCCCTTCTGTGGATTTGCCTAGCAGGATATTCAAATTAACAACTTTCGATAAATTCGAACAAGGAGAAAATTATTATGGCTATTGATATAAACGAGTGTATTTTAAGTGGAACAGTAGTTGAAGACCCACAAATTGTAGGAGAGGCACCTAATGCCTGGGTATTTATGAGACTTATGACAAGTTATGTAAAACAAAACCCTGATGGTTCTTATTCAGATCACGAACAGCCAGTATTGATAGCTTCTGATATCCAGAGGCACGTCACTACAGCACAAAAATATATCAAACAGGGTAAAGCTTTGGCTGTAACATGTTACTATAGAACCTGGGTAGCAGACGGAGTAGAACAACATGGTATGTTTGTTAAGAAATTCATTTTTGCTAAAGCAAATTATGGATCAAATCAGTAATGGTAGGAGACCTTAGCAAAATAGAGGTGGGCAAAAAAGCCCTAATAACAACCGACTCTTGGTTTTTTGCTCCTGATGGAGATCAATACAGAGCTATTTTTGGAACTGTTCATGGTATAGAAACAGATGACCAGCTTCTTGGTGTTAAAACCAATGAAAGGTCAACAAATTGGTATGTTATTATAGGAAACATGACAATTGCTGGGTGTCAAATACACTATGCCATTAGAACAGATAATGTTTTCAAACATGCACCTACTGTAGAGATAAAACATGAAGATAAATTGGTAGAGGTAAAGTCAAATAAAAAGACTATTTATATAGCTGATTAAAATAATAGTGCTCATCCAAGAATTTTTTTGGGTGAGCACTAAAAGGAATAATTATGAGTAAAATAAATAAAGACGGTATACCGATAGGAACAAATTTACATTCTGCAATTAAATTTCCAGACGGTAAAGTTCCTGTAACAATAACTGCTTATAGAAAATTTTACAAACTCACAGAAGTGGGAGGCACTGATATAACGCAAGGTAAAGAGTTCAATTCTTTGTCTTCTGCAGCAGAATTTTTCAGTAGAGTAAAAAGAATTAATGGTTGGAATTATTGGAAATTAAAATCAGGAAATACAGCTAAAGAGGAGTTTAGGGGATAATGCTAAGTAAAGAGGATTTCTTCAGATTTTATTGCTGCTCTTGTTTAGGGTGTAGAGCCTATTCAGCACTAAACTTTTGCTATAGGGGTTATTTAGTTTCTCCAGAAGCCTTTAATGTGTCTATTTTTACAAAAATAAAAATGAATAGGGGAGACTTACTTTCAATAATCCAAGGTGATTATAGTATAAAAAACATAAGGAAACGTAAAGTATTTAAAATGGTATTTTGCGATAATCTTAATTGTCCAAGATGTTTTGCTGATGACATAGATATTGACTTATGTGCTTATGATTTTGGCGGAAAAACAATTAATCAAGAAGAACAATATGATGAGGTTGAAGATGAAAAAAACGAAATTTGTTTAATACTTAGCGACAACGATGATTTTAAAAAGGAGTTTTATAAAATAATTGAAGATAATAATAAACAACGAGATAAGGATAATTGATTGCCCTGAGATATTAACAAAGAGACTTGTGGAAACATTAACACACGATAACCCGGAATATGTGAATGCAAAAAAGTATGGTAACAGTGTTTATGGAGTACCAAAACTAATATATAATTTCAGATTCGATAATCAGAAAAACATAGTGATACCAAGAGGTATGATGGATGAATTACTCTATATTTGCAAAGAATTAGGTATAGATGTATCTAATATTGATGATAATAGATCAGTAGTTGATACTAAATATATATCTGATAAAAATCTTGCTTATAGAAATTATCAACTTGATGCTATGGTAGAATTGGTAACTAATCACGATTATGGTATATTAGTGTCACCTGCTGGAAGCGGAAAAACTATAATGGGTTTAAGTCTTCTTCCAATACTTATGCAATCTACACTATGGTTAACACATACAGATGCGCTGCTGAATCAAAGTATGGCTAGATATAAAGAGGTATTCCCAGATTTTGAAGAGGAAGATATAGGCATAATTGGTTCAGGAGAATGGACTATAGGTAAAGTTATAACCTTTGGAATGATTCCTACATTAATCAGAAATCTTGAAAAACTGTCAGAAATAAAAAATTCTTTCGGATTAATGATATTGGACGAAGCCCATCATAGTCCAGCTTCTACATTTAAACATATTATTAATCAGATAAACTCAAGGTATTTTTATGGATTAACAGCTACTGCTTATAGACTAGACGGATTAGAAAGTGTTATGTTTCAATGTATAGGACCAATAAGGTACGAAATACCTAAGGAAGAGGTAGTATCTCATGGAGGTATTATTCAACCAAAAGTAATAGTAAAACAGATATCTTTTGGACCTATAGTTGATGACAACAATGTACATAGAATATCCAAAAACTACATAATAAACAATAATGAGAGAAATAACTATATAGCAAACGATGTAGTTGAGGAAGCCAAAAAAGGTAACTTTTGTATTGTTGCGTGTGGGACTAGAAGGCACTGCGACATACTATACAAAATAATTAAAAAAGATTGGGTGAGGATTGGGGTAGCCACTGGTAAATACAATAAGAAAATAATAAACTCTGTTATAGAAGAACTAACTAAAAAGAGTATAACTGTGTTAGTTACAACAGCTGAATTGTTAGGAGAAGGTTTTGATGTTGACTTTTTAAACAGATTATTTATGGCTACTTCATTAAGATCAGAAGCAAAGGTTGAGCAGTTGGTGGGCAGAATTCAGAGAACCCACGAAGATAAAAAAGACGCATTGATCTATGATTATGTTGATAAGAATATAGGAATTTATAATAATCAATTCAGAAGCAGGTTTGGCAATTGTAGATATAATGTGTATAAAAGATTGGGGCTTAAAGTAGTAATATAAAATTAACAACTCAGAAGTCAGCACGGAAAGGCTTCTATGTCTAGTATTAAAATAAAGAAATCATATCTCATGACATCTAATTCTGGTAAATATCAAAATGAGAATGGTTTAATAAGAATTCCAGAAAAACTAATGTCCAGTATAGGATTGTCTGTAGGAAAATATGTCAAATTAATGTCAACCAATGGCAGAATTATTCCGCTTATGGTTGACTTCGCGTATAAAGAGGACGAAGAAATAGACAATTATATATGTTATGTCACAGACAGCGTGTTTGGGGACGTAAATATAGACGGTACAAATTACTCGAAAATAGAAAAAACACGAGAAATCACTCTTGGTTGCGATCCAGAATTCTTTTTCGTAGATAAGAACAATGGTAACTTATTAAGAGCTAACTCGTTTTTACATAAATATGGTGAAGTTGGAAATGATGGTATATTGGTTGAAATAAGACCAAGACCAAGCACAACTCCAATTGGCTTATACAAAAACATAAAAAAATTACTATTATCGACAAGGGAAATAATAAGCCATAATACCATATATAATCACGAAGATATCATGTTATATGGAGCGTCATCATATAAGAATATAGAGGCAGGTTTCCATTTACATTTTGGATTACCAAACAGATTATTAGGCAAAAAGCCAACAAGCATAGCTGTATTAAGACAAGTAGCGAAAGTTATGGACTATTATATAGGTATGTTATCTGTGATATCTGAAGGAAGTAGTGATTGTAAAAGAAGAACTTCAATGTATGTTAATTATGGAAAACCAAGCGATTTTAGAGTAGATAACAGAACTATGGAATACAGAGTTGTAGGTGGAAATCTATTAAGACATCCAACGCTAACTCTTGGAATAATAACTGTTGGGGCAATAGTGGTCCAAGATATAGTGGATAAGTTTAATTCTTTGACACATGGTTTTAAAGATCTACATTGGGCCATGAATGACAGGAGGTTATTAGATGTATACCCAAACATAACTAATACAATAAATACTTATAATCTCATATGTAGTCCAACTGATTATAACGCTAGATCAGTTCTTGGAAACATAATTAAGGATATAAGATTAATGAGTAAATATAAAGAAAACATGCAACAAACAGAAAACTTTTTTACATCTTTAGTAGAAAATTACCAATATTCTAACAATATAGAAGAAAACTGGGGGAGTATCCATCATGGAAAATCAAGTTGTTTTTATTAACGATAAGAGAAGAAAAAATCTTACTGCACAAGAGGTTAACTACTGGAAATTAAATCTTAACAGAATTCTGAAGGTTGGCGCCGAATTTGAATTTAATCTTCCAGAAAAATCGTCTGGTTCATGTGAAGGAAATAGTTATGTTTGTTCTTGTAAAAACTACAGGAATAATGAAATGACTTGTTGGAAAGAATGTCAAACGAAAGAAATATGCGCAAAAATTCCTAACAAGAATACATGTGCTATTAACTTGTCTGGTAAATGTAAGAAGCAGGAGTGCGATAATTGTAAAGATTATAAATTTGTATGTCATGGAGAAATGTGCTCATCTTTCTCATCACCTTGTCTGGTATGCGACTCCTTTGAACCAGACTGTGATGTATGTAAATACAAGTCCGATCCTAAGAAAAATCCTGATGCAATTAGAACTATGTGTAGTAATTATTTTAATCCCAGTGGATCATATGGTATTATGAGCTCCTCAGGTGTTCATAATGTTACAACAGACGGATCTCTTCTTGGCAAAAAAGGAATGGAAGTTATTACTACTGGAAGAAGAATTGATTACTGGGAATTTTTCAATATGTCAAAAAACATTATTGAGAATTCAGTAAACAAAGGAGCATATGTTAACGAAAGATGTAGCATTCATATGCATGTTCTTGCCAGCTACTACGGAAAAGTTGTAGGAACTGGAACAGCAAACAATCCTTTTACAAGTAATCAAGGCCATCCTACCAGAGTTAGCGAACTTGAGAAATCAATGCCAGAAATTATTATGATCAATTTACATCAGTTGGTCAGAAAATATCAAAACGCTATTACATGGATGACTTCCGGGCTTAGTGATACAGACAAACTAACCAGATGGGAAAAGTTTAGAGTATCTGTTCTTAAAGTGTCTCCTAACAATAAAAGCATGAGAAGCGTCATCCAGAGCGTTATTGACACATGTGGTGGAAGTAAATACAGCTGGATTAACTATAAGTTCTGTGAGTTTGACGAAAATGATTGGTTAAAGAGACTCCATGTTGAATTTAGAACTATGGACGGACTTCTTTCTCCGAGTGCGGTATCGGCTTTTGCTTGCCTATACTATGCTTTAATGATAAAGGCTGTAGAGTTATCAAGATATGGAGTAATTGATATTGATAATTCTGAGGGCGGAAAATGGTTAGAAAGATCCACCATTATCAAAAAAGCTTTGATGAATAACTGTTCCAATTGGCAAGAAGGCAATAAATATGGCAGGTTTAGTGATACGTCTGAATTAGGTCCCTTTGTTGAAAAGTTGGTGGCTGAGTCATACGAACTTATTTCTAACCTTAAACATATTCTGGCCCCAGTAGGTCCTGCATATGAGGTATTGGAAAAACTGGCAGAATCTCCTTGCTCAGTAAGAAGATGTAATGGTGACTCTTGGGAAAAGATCGAGAGAGACCTAATGGTTGAACTTACTGAAGAAGGCGTGTTCGAATACGAACTCAATAAGCTCATTGACACAAGAGCAGTCACAGGTACAAAGAGTGTATCCGACTGGTTAAGTAATGTGTCAGATATTATTGCTGGAATGAATCAGGTTAATACATCTAAAATGAAAAAACAAGAAATCATGAACATGATTAACAACTATGTTTGTGAAAAACAATCTAATGGTAAGATGATTTGGGCTGACAAAATTGGGTCTGTCATTTCTATCTAAGGAGATAAATAAAAAATGTGTGGAATTTTTGGAATAGCTGTTTTCGAACACAGCGAAGTTAGGGCTACTGTTCTTAGAGTAATTCTAAGATCTTTAGCCCTAAAGAATGAGATAAGAGGTACAAATTCAACTGGTTATGCTTTTACATCCAAAGAAGGGGTAAAAATTTTTAAGTCCCCAGACAAAGCATCTGATTTTGTTAAGATTTCAAACTATAGAAAAACATTCAGAGATATGGTAAAATCGGAGTTTGGTAATCCTTACTCAGTAATTGGTCATACAAGACAACAGACTAAGGGCAGTTATCTGATAAATGTAAATAATCATCCCATTAAGGCTGGATCAATTGTGGGAGTTCACAACGGATATATATCAAACGATGATGAAATATTCGAGTGGTTAAAAACAAAACAAGACTATTATAGGAAAAGGGCAGGGCAGGTAGACAGTGAGGCCATTTTCGCTTTAGTAGACTATTTATCCAAAACATCACGTTTCGACAAAGAAGGTTTTGGATTAAATAAGAACAAATGTGATAACCCAACAACAACAGCTATTATTGATGCAGCTGATAAAATAACAGGCAGTTATGCTTATGCGATGGTAGACTCTTGCAATGCTAAAATGCTATGGCTTGTGAGAAACCAAGGCCCTATCTCAATTAATTATTACAAAAAAGAAGGTATACTAATATTTTCTTCTATAGCTAGCCATATCGAAGAATCTACCAGCATAGCTGGCTTCTCTGACCCAGAGGAAATTAGTTTAGACCCTTTATCAGTAATGAGTGTGAACATAAAAGAGTGTTCATATAATATTGATAAATTAGAAAAGAATGTTAATCAAATAAGATAATGTGTGGGTGTTGGTATAAGATATACTTACAAAAATCCAATCTTAACACTAGGAGATAAATAAAAAATGTGTGGAATTATCGGTGTCTTAAATTATGGAAGTAATGAGGATGAAAACAGAGAATCAGCTCTATATCTTACATCCACTTTAGTAGAATTTACAGAACCTCGTGGAAAAGACGCTACAGGGGTAGCAGCTCTTTTTGATGATGGTAACTTTGTCTGCCAAAAAGGTGCAATTAGTGCATCAAAGTTTGTTGCAAGGTTCGGAAAAGAACCTACAGACTTTAACGGTTTCTTATCTGTGCTTAGACTAAGAGAAGAACCACTTAGAACAGTAATTGGCCATTGCAGAAAGAAGTCTGTTGGCAGATCGGCCAATAATGCAAACAATCATCCAATTAAAGCTGGAAATATTGTTGGTGTTCATAACGGTACTTTAAAGAACGACGATATCATCTTCGAAAAGCTAAAGTGCGCTAGGGACGGACAAGTTGATAGCGAAGCTATTTTCAGATTGTTCGATCATTACACCAAAAATGGTAAAGAACCTTTTACCATGGAAATGGTAGAAGAAGTCATAAAAAGGCTTGAAGGCTCATTTAGTATTCTTACATTTAATGCCAACAATCCTAACCAAGTTATTGCGGCAAGGGATCAGAGGCCGGCAGAATTTTGCTTTATTAAGCCCCTAAAGCTTATGTTGGTAGCATCAGAAAAGAAGTTTATTGAAAATTCAATTTGGAACTACAATAAACTTGCGTATCATTTTAACATGAATGGGTTTATTCAGCTTAAATATGGAGACGTAGAATACTCTACGTTAAAAGATGACGGGGCTGCAATATTTTACTTAAATAGAGAGATCAAAGAAGATACAAAAATAGAAGATCTCTATGAAGCCAAAGATATGCCAAAATCTGTAAATAGAATCTGGAAAACTCCAGTTCAAACATACAACTATGGTAATACTTACGGCAATAATTATAGACAAAACAATTATGCAAACAGAAACAACACAAACACCACACAAACAAATGTGAATTCGAACGTTAATACAAATAAAACCAATGTGAGCACTGATAAAAAAGAAGATTCGAATGATAAAGCTCCCACTGATTTTGTTGGAAGAGTTTGGAGTGCAACTATCCATAAATTTGTGAAAACTCAAAGCCCTGCTAGACCTGTACTTAATGTTGGAAAAAGCCATACTGTAGTAGATACCGAAAAAAAAGTAATTATGTCGTTGTCTGAGGCTGCAAAGGAGAATGAGGAAGACAATATTGTAACCACAGAAAATTTTTCTGATATTGACGAAACAAATTTAGAAGATAAATACAAAGAACTGACTGTATCAGGAAAGTCGGTGGAAAATTGTAAAGATAGTTGTTTCGTTCCAATTTCTTCTATAGAGGCCGTAAGATCAAATAACAGCAAAGTAACAGAAGAAAAAGAAGAGAGGGAAGAAGAAAATATCCTGCCAAAAAAAGGACAAAACGTACTTTTATTAGAGCATATAAAAAAAGGAGCAAAAAAGGGCAAAGACACTATGTCGGATGAGATGAATTTACACAAAGAGTCTAATGAGGCTCTATCTGAATTTGAAAAATTTGAGACAGCAGATGAAGTAGCTGAGTTGTGTAACACAGACAGAAATAGTTTGGAATCTTTACCTGTCCAATTTCTAGCTAATAGAGTAGTTAGACATGTGTTCAATAAGATATTTGCACTTGGTTGGCTCTCTAAGAAAAAAGATGTGTATGATTCTGGCATAAACAGCCATAAATACATTATTGCACTGAAAAACGTAGCTTATGCTCTTGATAAGCTAATAGAACATAGATCTGGAGCTCCAATTGATCACAATGATGTTAAGAAAGTGATAAATGAACTAGGTATATGTAATAAAACAGAAATGGAGCATATTAGTTCGTTATTCAGTAAGGGTGATTTATTAAACAATAAAAACATAAAACATATAGTAAATCATTATATTCAAAGCGTCTCAGAAAATGAACGTTAGAATGGTGGAAATTAATTGCTAAAATTTAGGAGATGATCTACCAAAATGGGAAAATTGTTATTAGTTGTGTCTGATAAAATGGACACGAACAAAAAACCTGATCGGGAGGAAAATATCTTGATCAGGTTGCCGAAAAAAGCGAGAGAAAGTGTAAATCTCCCTTTAATAAATCTGGGTGTAGGTAAACCAAGATTAAAGGTGTTTGAAGCTTTCTCTCAAGATATAAAATCTGTAATTAACAAAGGTATTTGTGACAAAGAAACCATTGGCAACGTAGCTTTTGTTACATCAACTACTTTTAAGAAAGTATTTCCTAATTCTAACGACACATTTGGGGAAATAAATTACCTTAAAACAACAGATACAGATGAAGTAAATATAACAATAGGTGCCGATCCTGAATTTTTGTTATTTAACGATGAAGGAAATGTCATAAGAGCAAACAATATTATGGCCAAAGGCGGAAAAATAGGCTCTGATGGAGCAATGGCTGAAGTTAGACCAGATCCATCAGATGACCCTGTCGTGGTATCAAATAATATATCAGATATCTTCTCCAATACAGAGCTAATTAAGCCAATTGAAAACTTTATCTGGAAAGCTTCTGTATATTTTAAGGATGTTCAAAGAGACTATCCAGTTGGAGGACACATACATCTTGGAAACACTCAATTTGTTGATGGTATTCCTATGCCTACCAGAAACATTTTGTTTTCTACAATGAATAAAATTCTTGATGAACTTTTGGCGCTTCCTATGATTAAGATAGACGGTAAAGATGAGGGGAAGAACAGAAGGTCAAATTGTCAAATGGCGTTGGGAAATCAGGGCTATGGATATTATGGAGAATGGAGAATGTGTTCTGGCAGATTAGAGCATAGAACTCTTAGCGGCTTGTGGTTAATGCATCCAACGATTGCGTCTGGTGTATTAGCAGCTGCAAAAACTATAACAGAGGAGGCTCATAGATTTCTTCTTAGTGGTGGTTATAATCCTAAATTATTTACACACCGCGAGGTTAATACCAAGAATTACAGGATTATGTATAACGATGAGTTTGATGGTTGGTCATCAATACCATTGGCCAAAGAAATGGGATGCATTAAATCATCTTCATACATGAAAAACGTACTTAATAACTCTACATCTTCATCCATAAATGCCAAATTTTTAAAGAGTTGGTATAACAAGATGAAAAACATGGCTGGTTATAAAAAGTACCCTGATCAGATAGATGCTTTACATGAAATATTGTCTATGCCCAGAAAAGAAGTAGTCAAGGTTGGTATGGATATTAAGGAAAACTGGTTAAACAAAAAAGAATTATTATAACACAACAAAAAGGAAATAAAAAGATGAACAAAAAAGACATTTATATTTATTACAGCGGAGCAACTGACATCACCGGCCAAAAGCTTGTAGAAACATTAGGAGTAAATGGTGGAAAAACAGCACCCAAATCAGGTACCAAAATGGTTATTGGTTGGGGAGCTAAAACCAAGGATAAAACAAATTTCGTAAAATCTGTTACTGAGGTACTCAATCATCCTGATGCAATCAGGGACAATAGGAATAAGCTTAAGTCAAGCCAAATCATGCTTGAAAAAATTGGAGACAAACATGTGGCTAAGATCGTTGAAGCCAAGGACGTGTTAGCTAATTTGTCAAGTAAATCAATCAGCCTTCCTCTTATCGGAAGAACAAAATATCATCAAGGCGGAAAAGGCTTCTGGAGCTGTCCTACCATTGTTCAGGTAAATGAAGCAATTAATTCAGGCGCTAATTACTTTCAAGAAATTGTACCTGTCAGAGATGAATACAGACTTCATGTTTTTTGCGGCGAGGTAATTCATGCTGTTAAGAAAGTTAAAAGAACTGATGCTGAATTCGAAAAAGCATTCATCGAGGACGAACTTGCTAGACAGAAGTCATTGTCTTCTAAGAATGGCGATGCGTTTGATGAAGACACTGCAATCAGGTTTCTTAAAAGACAGGCCAAAAGTGCTACTGCTGGTGGAGCCAATATGCTACTCAGAAGCAATCGTCTTGGATGGAAGTTCTCAATCGTAAAGAAATACGATGATGGATTATCAAAAGTCGCTATCGATGCTGTGGAAGCCATTGGTCTTAATTTCGGTGCGGTTGACTGTTGTACTGATATTAATGGTAATCATGTTGTTTTTGAAGTTAACTCTGGACCTGGTCTTGAGGCCACTACGTTTGATAAGTATATTGAAGCATTTAAGGGCTACTTTGAGATACTAGAACTTAAAACTGTAAGCAAAACAGCAACTGCTCAGAAGAATGGTGGTCTTATTAAAAAGACAGAAAAAGAAAACAAAACTGTTGATAAAGATAAGAAAGTAAGTGAAAAAGAATTCATGAAAATACAAATTTCAAGATTTCAGGACATTTTGGAAGAAACATCTGATGAAAATATTGAGATTGTCAAGAGACTTGGTAACAAACTCATCTTTGGCGGCCAATAGAAACAACAAGTTTAACATAGCATTGGGTAGCTGTACTATAGCCAATCAAATAGCACAGTTACTCAATCAAAACAACAAATTAAATATCATACACAGTGATAGGTCAATAATAAGTAACAACGTTAAGTATTTTGTAGAATTCAATGGTAAACAAATAATAGGTTGTGTGGGATTAATAGACTTCCATACTATTGATAAAATAGTTCATTTAAGTGTAGACAGTAAGTTTAGAAATATGGGGATAGGAAATGAATTATTAAAAACTGCTGTCAATAAATCTGATAAATTAGAATTGTTTATGCAAATAAGATCAGATAATCAAAGCAGTATGAAATTATCTATTAAAAACGGATTTATGCCCATAGCCTATATTCCAAAGAAGTTCTATAATATAATAACACTACATTTTGATAGGAGAAAAAATGTTTGATAATGTTAAAAAACTGGATTATGTTTCAGTAGAGGTCATTAAGAAGAATTCTGATAATAAACTGGATTTGAATGTTGGTCTGTTTTCAGGATATTATAGAAGAGAGTCTGATGTTAGGGTAGTAAGCCCAATTAAAAACACAGCTTTTGATAAAATTCTTTTCCTATTAGCATTGACATGTAAAAGAGATGCTATATGTTATTTTGACATGATGTCTTATACAATAGTATCTATTGAATATGTAATTGATAAGGTTAAACACATCACCGTATTTAATAAGGATAAGGAAGACCAGCTGGCTGCTTTGAGGCTGCTTGAGAGAATTACCAGATCTATGGTAGAGCATAAAATGGCTAGAGAAATTAACGGAACTCTAGGCAAGTCCATAGTCATCGAGCCAACCAAATATGAAAATTACCCTACTGATGTTATAGACAGTGATAACAATAAAAACAATAACAACAGTGATAGTAAATCATATAGTTACAATAATAATAACAATAACAAATCATACACACCAAAAGAGGAAGTTACTGTTATTAATAGAAAGGGGAAATTACCGTCAAAGAAATTCTTGAATGAAATGAAGAAAAAGGTAGAATTGGTGTCAAAAGGTGAGTTAAAAGTAAAATTACCAAAAATAGAAGAAGATGAAATTGCGAAGGAGCATTACTAATATAAGGAGGTTAAATGACCCCAATAGGTAATGATAATACAAAAAATAGAATAAATATGGCAGTTAAATCTGCAATGCACAGAAATACTTGTGTTCCTCACATGCTATTATCTGGTGCTGCTGGATGTGGTAAAACCACGACAGCTGGGTGGATTGCTGGTATAGGACAATATGATTATATTCCAGCATCTCCTCTTGAAATGAAAACAAAAAAAAGTGTTTATTCTTTGCTTGAAAAATTAAATACGGTAGGGTATAATGAAAAAGGTGATAGAGTAGGAAAAATTAAACCCACTATCGTATTTTTTGATGAAATACATCAGATGCCAATTATAGGTCAAGAAATACTTGGATTGGCCATGGAAAGATTTATATTGGATTCTGATCTACCAAACAAAATGATATGGTTACCATATTTCACCATAATTGGTGCTACCACAGACGATGGTAAATTAACCAAACCGTTTAGAGATAGGTTTAAGATGAGGTTCATATTCGAACCTTACAAAAAAGAAGAAATATGTAAAATGGTAAGATTACATGCTTACAAAAACAAGATACAAATAAATGATGAAGGTATCTTCAGTATAGCTAAAAGGAGTAGAGGGGTTCCTAGAGTAATGGTTAGTTACTTAGAAAATATAAGGGATTTCATGATAAACTCTGGAAGTTGTATAATAACAGAAAAAATAGCAGAAGAAGCGTTTAAAATTATGGGCATAGATGACACAGGACTAACCAACGTGGAAATAAAAATATTAAAAACACTTATGAATAGTAAAGGTCCGATAGGGTTGGATAATTTGTCTATAGTAACAAATGAGTCTCCAAAAGCTATTACACAGTCAATAGAGCCGTTTTTGATAAGAAGGGGTCTAATACTGAGAACTGGTAAAGGTAGGGAGTTAACAGAGGATGGAAGAAGATATTTGGAAGATAGAAATCATGTGAGCAATAACTCCGATAAAAAGTTTATAGATGCAAATTATACAAGAGGGTAATATGAAAAAAGATTTATACGATGTAGTAGACATCAAAGAAGTAAAAAAGGACAATAATAAGTCGAATTACCCAAAACATTTGCTAGGAGAAAGTGCAAAAGAAGCACAAGAAACATTTGAAGAGTTTAAGGGTATGATTAACAATATGGTTAGATCATACTCAAAAGCGACAGGAGTTCATAGAGAAGATTTATTTAATGAATGTATTTTTGCGTTAGCAAAGGCAAAGAGGGACTATGATAAAAGCAAAGGTAATTCATTAAAAACTTATGCCAAATATAGTATGGTAGACGCTATATGTGATTATATAAGAAAGAATGTATCACAAGTAAATATACCGTCTTATATAAATAAGGCTCATAGGTTAATTAATAGAATAAAATTTATCACCAAAAATAGAGAAGATTGGTTAGATTTTATTCTAAATAATGAAATTAAAAATGATGAATTGAATAATTGCATAAATTCTCTAAAAAATATGTCAATTAGGTGTGGTATAAGCTGCAAAGATCTGGTTGAAAGATCTGAGTTCATGCCCACCCACTTGAATGAATGTGATGTAGACAGTATAGAATCAGATAGAAGTAATGTAATCACGAAAATACTAGTAAATGATATTCTATCTAACTTATCTGATGAGGAAAAATTAGTATCAAAAATGATCATGGAGGATATGAACTATACAGAAATGGCAAGAAAATTAAATAAATCTGATTCATATATTAAATCTAAAGTGAACTCAATTAGGGATAAAGCAATAAAAATAATTAAAAAGGATATTGTGAATGAATTCGATTGAGATACTGAAAAAATTAGAAAAAGACACTAAGAAAAAATACGGAACTGAGGTTTTTATAACTGGAGGTTTTGTAAGAGATTTTCTTAGAAAAAAGAAAAATAATGATTTAGATGTTATAGTTAGGTTTATGCCTATGGACAAAGTTGAAAACTTTTTGTCTAAATATGGAAAAACCAAATCTATTAGCATACATAAAAACAATCCTATAGATATAATCATATTTCAATCTCCAACTGATGATTTTGAAGTTCAGGTCATGCCGCCAAAAGGAAGAAAGAAAGGGCAAGACTCTGTTTTAAATACTCTAAAACAAGACAGTAAAGAAAGGGATTTTACAATAAACTCTATGTATGTTTCAGTGAACAACATATCTTACAAGAGCGTTATTGATTATTGGGGAGGAAAAGATAGTATAAAAAGTAGAATAATAATTACTGTTGGTAATCCAAACACTGTTATTAAGAAATCCCCAATAAGGATGCTAAGAGCTTTTTCTTTAGCAAGCAGAATTAGATATACTATATCTAAGGAGTTGTTTGATTCTATAAAAAAGAATAAAGAACTCATAAGGAATTCATCGTTTGATGAAATCAGAAATGAATTTGTGGAGATTTTGTTATCTAAAGAGCCTTCCAAATATATAAAACTTATGCAAAAATCTGGGTTGTTGAAAATTATAATTCCAGAATTGGAAGACTGTGTAAAATGTTCCCAAGATAACAGATTTCATAAATATTCTGTGTTTAATCACTTAGTATATACATGTGATAATACAGAACCTGATGTAGTAATGAGGCTTGCTGGTCTATTTCATGATATAGGAAAGCCAGTTATAAAAGGTCACAAAGGAAACAAAATGACTTTTCATAAACATGAAGTTGTTGGAGCTAGAATTGCAGCTGTAATTATGAAAAGGCTTAGATTTAGTAATGAAATAATCTCCAAAGTCACCCACCTAATCAGAATGCATATGTATCATTACACAAGGGAGTATTCTGATGCCGGTGTTAGAAGATTTATTAATTCTTCTGGTGTCACTAAACAAGATTTGGACAATTTGAGTGAATTTCCACTATTCAAACTTAGAGTAGCAGATCGTCTTGGAAACGGTTATAAAAGTAAACCAGTAACAGCAAGACAGATTGATTTTGAAGAAAGGATAAAAAGAGTATACATTGAAAGTAATGGCCTAACGTTATCAGATCTTGCTGTTGATGGAAATGACATAATGACTACATTTTCAATTAAACCTTCAAAAAAGGTCGGCAACATACTCAAATATTTACTTGAACGTGTAATGGAAAATCCAAAACTTAATAACAGAAACGATTTATTACACTTAACGTTAGATTTGTTGGAGAAAGAAAGTGGTGATGAAAACAAATGAAGAATCAAAAATGGTTTTTGTGGAGGGTTTGGGAGTTGGTAGTAACAAGAACTGATATCGTGTGACGTTTTACGGTATTAGTCTTTATATAGTGTGTTAAGTTTCATAATAAAGACATTAAAAAGTATCATCAAATATACTTCTTGGCTCATGCCAATAAAATGGAGTATGATGAAGAACATAATGTAAATTATTATGTAAAACAGCTTCAAAGCATATACCAGGTGTTGATGCAACAATGTTTAATGTTTATCCGGCTAGGAATTATTCTTTAGTTCGCGGGGTGGATTGGATTATATCGCTCCGATATAATTTAATGAAAACTGCGTGGGTCTTGAAATTGAACATTGTGAAATATGGTTCGAATCCATTTTGAAGTAAAATAATACACACAAAGAGGAATAGCGGTCATCCTGTTATTCCTCAAAAGTATCTCACATCTAATTTTATAATCAATAGCCTACACCGAAAGATCTCGCAAACGAGTAGCACTATGTGAAAGTAACCGACATCGAATAAGTAAAAGTGCGTTATTATACTAGTTAGAGAGAGCTTAAGAACGAGTGGGTAGGTGGGTGGGAAAGTGCCGTTGTATGAGATATTATACATTCGGCACAAAAGACCTCTACATAGGGTAGAGTGATTATACATACATTACTTCTCCTTTTAAAGTGTATGGGTAGGATGCTTTTCACGATTTAGTATCCTACCAAAAGATAAAAAAATGGGGCCACAACATAAAAACAATCAAAAATACTGTTTATGGGAGTTATAATGTTGTCTCCCTTAAAGGCCCCAACAAAAATATAAAATGTAGGAGTGGTATTATGTTATATGAATATATGTTTGAAAACGAAGATTTTTTCGATGATGAAGAACACCAAGAATCTTTTGATGACAACGAAAAATATCAAATAGATGAAAATAATGAAATTGATTACCCAGACGATATCGATCCATTTATAATAGGTGGTATTGTTGGTGGTATGATAAGCGACGAGCTACAAGACAATATTCCAAAAAGAAAAAGTATTTCTCTAAAGGAAGAAAGAGATATATTGGAAGAAAAAAATGTAAATTCCAATAGAAGCAAGAAACTAAGACCTTTTGAACAATATGTTAAAGATGTAACATCTGGAAAAGTGAAATTGGATAAACCGTATGATTAGCATATATGGTAGACCAGGCTCACACGCAGTAAAAGAAATAGTAAAAGGCACAAGTCTGGTTAGATACAGAAAAGAGTGTACAACTGTTGTAAATTACGGACTTGCTGGAAAAAGATTGGATTTTTTCAGAAAAAAATTTCCTAGTTCTATAAATAAACCAACAATTAATAGAAATATAGGAATATCAAAATATAAAATGGTGAAGAGTGTAGAATCTATTGGATTACCTGTTCCAGATTCATATATAAAATTGCCAAACAGTCTTGATTATAATGAGTTCATAATAAAGAAATTTAATTCTCAAGGCGGAAAAGGTATTAAGTATGCAACCAAAAGATCTCAAACAACAGGCTATTATTACCAGAGGTTCATAAATGAAAGACAATACGAGTTAAGAGTACATGCTTTCTCATGGATAAGTGAAGATGGTTGGTTAGTACAAAAAAGGATTGGTGATAGAGATAAAATAGCGTGGAATTTTTCTGAGGGCGGAAAATTTTATACTATAACCAACAAAAAAACAAAGATTATAAAAGAAGCTATAAATATAACAGCAAAAGTATTAAAAAAGATGGATATGGGGTTTGGAGCTGCTGATTTTATATTGGACAACAATAACAGATTGTTTTTTATAGAAATTAATTCCGCTCCAGGATTTGAAAACTTAAGCAGACCTTATTACATAGATGTGTTTAATCACCTGTGTAAACTTGATAAAAATAAGGTCCTATTTTATGCGACATAATCGCACAGGAGTGTTAAATGGATAAAAAAGATGAAAAAATGATAATCGGGGCTCCGAGAAAAGGTAGCACATACAAAGCCTCTTTCGGCATGGCATTTGTGTCTGAAAGAAATGTTCAAGTTTGTGGTAGTACTAGCTGTAGAGACTATCTACATGACACCATTAGAACCTTTCTAAACAACAAAACAAGGACTGGTGCAGATGGACACCCATATTACCCAAAATTGGGTGATCCAGACCTTTGTATGGATAAGTTGAGACTCCTTATTGAAATAGGCTCCAAGGAAAAAGATTCAGAAAAAAGAATGAACAGAGCTCTGAAGATGATTAACATCTTAGAGGATCTTGGAGAAATTCAAAAAACGACCATGTCAGTTGTAGATTTGGAAAAAATGCAAAACAAAAAAGGCATAAATTTTCTATTCGAAGGAAGTAAGGAGTATATGTACAATCCTCATCTACTTTCTTTATTGACTTTGATTATTAGGTTTATGTACCACAACAATATAGAGGTTACTGATGAAAACTCACTGTTCAACTCCCACATTAATGCTGGTAAGGACAAATTGTTAATGGAGAGTTGTCATGATATTATCCATTTAATACTTAAAAACAGAAAAGAATTATTTAAAGATGTAGAAGTAAAAGATTTATTTCCTACCAGTATTGGATACTCTTTTCATTCTCAAGGCGGAATTCAGTCACTTTGTAGTATGAAAACGCCAAATACGGTTGTAAATGAAAGAGTAACTGCACTAAGAAAAGCTTTAAGTAAAAAAAAGAATTAAAAAGTTAAAATTAGTAGTATCAACGCTTATTATTAAACTGAGCTAGAAATTAATAGTTTAATAAAATGGATTATATTTATCTAATTATATATATAGATAGACATAAAACTAAAGTGTTGCAATGGGTTCCAAACAGACAGAGTCTAGATATGGAACCCAATTCCTGTCAGCCGATTGTTTTGGAGAAAAATTATAATGATAATACTCTACGGCAATTGGTTGTGTCAAGGAAAAGGTCGAGTGGGTATGGGTGGGCAAATTTTAAGTCTGGGGTAGCTGACTATAAATGCTACTTAATGGTCTTTGGTAGCCGACTTTAAATGCTACTACTTAATAGATTGTCTATACGGACATTAAACGCAATATGGATTGTTTTAAATTATTTATTAGTTATGAAGGATACGAGGGTAATTAGATAGACTCTCGTATCCACAAGGAAGTTTGGCAAAGTTTTTTTCATTTTTGAATCACTAAAAGTAAGAAAAGGAAGATGGATGGTATTTAATGTAAACAATAACGAAGTAGTATTAACAGAGGCTGATAACCCCAAAGAAGCTTGTGAGGGTTGTTGCTTCAATGTTACAGAAGGTGTATGTCCAACCATTAAGAGGGGTGCATGGACAGCACTTATGTGTGAAATGGTTTTAAGTAAAAAAGGAGCTAATCACTTCAAAACACTTAATTAACTAACCTCTTTAATAATTACAGCACTTATTTTTTAATAAGTGCTAAGCCGGGGTGGCGGAATTGGTAGACGTGTCAGACTTAGAATCTGATGTTCTTAGAGCGTGGGAGTTCAAGTCTCCCCTCCGGCACAAAAGAGCCGAAGTGGTTGGTTCATCAAACATAAGCTATAAATTTATCAAAAACAAACCAATCACAAAACTAGCTCTTTTACATGGGTAGTAGGTCATGGTGACCAAGCAGGTTCCAACCCTGCAGGAAGGGGTTCGATTCCTCTACTGCCCGCAAGCAGGATCGTAGCTCAGCCAGGTTAGAGCAACTGCCTTTTAAGCAGTAAGTCATGGGTTCGAATCCCATCGATCCTACCAGATTTCTTCTAACGTTAAATGGAGGTGCTTATGAAGTGAAACCCATTGAAAAAATTCGTGAAGAAAAACGCTTATTGAAACAAAAACTAATAAGTGAACTGTCTGTAAAGGTAAATGATTTATGTAGTGCATTCACTAGAGAAACCGGATGTATTGTTAATTCAGTAGATTTTGATTTTATTGAAATTCTATCTACTGATGGAGAAAGTGACTACATTATAGATCGTGTTAACATTGACATAGACAGAATTTAACCCAAATTAAATTTTGAGAGAGCCGAAAGCTATAGTTCATCGGATAATAATAACATACTATGAAATGATATTTACTAGGTTCAAGTCCTAGAGACTCGCCCGCTTTCGTCTTCCGTCGGCGTGGCATTTTAAAAACTATGGCCCAAACTTGCTCTTTCATTAACACATGGAGGAATTAAACTATGAAGTGTGTAATCAAAAATGATGAAAGTGAAGTAAAAAGAGTAAATGATGAGAAAGCTTCTGAACTTGTTGATACTGGAAGTTTTTCATACTGCGGAAAAGAGGTATGGAAAAAGAGAGTAAGAGACAAGGTCAAAGAAAAGAATAAGAAATGAGTACGAACTTGTGGTGTAAAGAGGTAGAGTTAAGGCAAACACCTACTTATATCACAGAAATGATTTATTTTAACCATAGAGAAGAGCCTGATGACTGGAGAAATATTAGATTTAGGTATTTAAAATGGTTGAAAGGTCAAATGTTGTATGAGGGAAAAATAAGTAAAAAAGAATTTGATTACCGAAAACAACTTTATGAAGCTCATAAAAAGATACTTATGTCATATAAAAAATTAACTTTTGACATAATATAACCAATGTGCCTGGGTGGCGGAATTGGTAGACGCAAGGGACTTATTGCTTAATTTGAGCACATATATAGGAAACTTATATGTGAATGTTGTCAAATTCGGGGAAACCTTAACAGATAATGCTGATGGCAATCCCGAGCCAAACCTAAAAAGTATTATATTACTTTAACACAATATTTTAATATAATATTGTCAGGAAGATTTTAACATAATATTATTAGGAAGGTGTAGAGACTATACGGCAACCTTCTAAGTAGCAAGGGGTAATAGGCATATTATCGCAGTTCGAATCTGCACTATATGAAGAAGAGATAGTCCAGACCACAAATTATCATTTTTTTTGATAAGCAGTGAAAACTGTAGTGGTAAGAAAATCCCTCGGTCGGAAGGCTGTACGAGTTCAAATCTCGTCCCAGGTACCACATTAAAAACCGTGCTCCGGTAGTTCAACTGGCAGAGCCACCGGCTTAATTAGTAAAAACCTAAGTAGTAATTTCGTATGAGGGATTGTGTAGTTCTGTGTGGCAATTAGCACATAATAGAATACATTTATCTGCCTCAGTATACAATTTATCAAGTGCACGATTAGAACAACTTCTCATGTCTAGTTTAAACTTTTTAGTTTTTTCCTCTACATGATGAAATGTCAGTACTGCTGAATTCTTACAGTATCCGCATTTCTGACATTTACCACCAAGGTATTTAATTAAGTCTAATCTTATTTTTCTACCTTTTTTGTTCTTTAATTCTTGATAGTTTTTGGATTTTAATCTTCCAAGCGACTTTTTATTTGTTTTTAATTTACACTTTTTTAGTCTATACATTGTCGCTGTTTGAGAAATTCCTATTTTATTAGCTATTTCTCTAGTAGATAAACCTTTATCTACTAAAGGTTTTAATTCATCATAAAAATTGTTCATAAAGATTTTCCTATATGGTTTTAACTTGATGGGCCATAACTATACCTAAGTATTAAGTTCCTATTTAATATAAGGTTAGTTAATTGTATCTTGTCAAATTCGGGGAAACCTTAACAGGTAATGCTGATGGCAATCCCGAGCCAAGCCCGTAAGGGAAGGTGTAGAGACTATACGGCAAGGCCGAAAGGTAAGATATAGTCCAGACTACAAACCAGAAATGGGCAGTGAAAACTGTAGTGGTAAGCATAACCGGTCAGTTGTAGGTTCGAGTCCTACCCGGAGTACCAAAGAAAAGAAGGTAAACATGTATAGAATAAAGGTTCTTTATAGGAAAAACCTAAAAATGAGTCCTGGCAAACTTGCAGCACAAACAGGTCATGCTGTGCTTGGTCTTCAACCAATTAAAGACACAAGTATAGTAGTTCTTGAAGCATCGGACAGAAAATTTTTCGAGAAGCTTGAGGAGTTGAAAGTAAGTGGAAAAGAACACCACACTGTCCGTGATGCTGGAAGAACAGAAGTTGAACCTGGAACAATAACATGTGTAGCTTTCTTAGAGTATAAATAAGTGATGTAAACGAACATAGGGGTCGTTGGATATCGGGAACAAATGGTACCAGACAAAATCCTGATGTATCTGTCCTTTTGGTACGATGTAGGGCGTCACTTATATTAATTTAGTCCCTGTAGCTCAGCTGAATAGAGCAACGGCCTTCTAGTTAATACTGGGCCTCATAGTGGAAACACTTTGAGTGTAAGTAGTCAAATTCGGGGAAACCTTAACAGTTAATGCTGATGGCAATCCCGAGCCAAGCCCGTAAGGGAAGGTGTAGAGAGCAGACGGCTACCACCTAAGTCAACAGATAAGGTGAAGGGGTGCTCCAAGGAGTAGAGAAATTTACACAAACTTGAAGCCGTAGGTCACAGGTTTGAATCCTGTCAGGGATACCAGGAGCTATAACCATCGGGGAAGGTGTCAGACTGTCGATCTGATAAGGCGGGTTCGAGTCCCGCTAGCTCCGCAAATTAAAATCAGGAGTTTTACATGTTTAGTATAATCAAAAAGTACATTAGTGAAAGAAAGAAAAAGAAAGAAACTAAATTATATCGTTCAGGATTTGGATGGGCTATGGTAAGATACTATTGTGAAGGTCTTCCAATAGAAGAAATAGAAAGTTGGGTGCATTTATCTAAACAATTTTGTAATTATAATGAGTTTGATGAGGGCATTGAACATGCCATTAAAATCATAAACGATATTAAATTAATTAAACAAAGGTATAATTTTATGAAAGAAAATATATATGATGTAAATTGGTCAAAAAAATATATAATGACTGGTTCAATGCGAGTATCTGCCAAATCAAATGACGATGCTAATAGTAAAGTGTCAAAGGTGTTGGGCGATCTAGTTGGTTCTATGCAATTAACTGATGAAGATTCTGTTGAATCACATATAGTAGAAAAAAATTCTATATAATAACTTGCCCGCATAACTCAGTGTGTAGAGTGCTTGCCTTACAAGCAAGAAGCCATTGGTTCAAATCCAGTTGTGGGCACAAAAGTGTGTCCTTTGTAATATACCCATTATCAAATTCCCAGTGATGGTTTTTGCATAGTGCTATTAGGTTATTAAGTGAGTTTACTTCGATTATTTTTGTATTTTCTGGAAAATCTTTTATTCCAGTTATATGGCAAACATCAAAGTGCAAATCATACCCGCAAATAACACATTTCTTAGGTTTATCTGATTTAAGATAAAATCTGCGGGCATGATCTCTTATTTGTCTATAATTGTTTGCTGGCTGTTTTTTGTTTCTTGACAATATGTCTTTTATTGTGGTAACATATAGCCAATCAGATCTTTTGTCTAAAGACTCTTTAATTCCTGAGTTTCTGCAGGATTTACAGAATTTATTTGATTTTGGTATGGGTGTATTACATGATTTACATACCCCTCTTGGTTTATTATTAAATTTTGCTGAATGTGATATACTACAAAATTTTCTGCCAATTGGAATTGTAATATTACAATATTTACATTTGTTTATACCCATTTTTTTTGTCTCCATGAAAAACAATATATTTTTAATATAACTACTAATATTAATATTACAATGGCTTATATAAAAAAATACAGACATGTAGCTCAGCCGGTTAGAGCACACGCCTTATAAGCGTGAGGTCAGCAGTTCGATCCTGCTCATGTCTACAAGAAGTATCGTTGTCATGAAGTTTGAAAATCAATAAAAATTAAATTGACTATCATAGTCATGAAGTTTCAATTTTTCAAAAAAATAAATTGACATAATAAAATTGATGGGTATTTTATATGGTTAAATACAAGGTAAATGATTTTGTAGAACTGTTGGATGAGAAACCAAACAGTATCAATAAGGAAGCAAGAGTTAATAAGGTAGATGGTGATTATGTTTTTGTCAGTAATCTTAACATGCCTTTTATTGGAACTCTATGTAACAAAAAATTACATAAAAGTAAAGTAAAGAAAATATGATGAGTTCAGGTTGGTTTTTTTGTTAAAATTTTCATATTGGTTCTCCACAGGTGGTACAGCTATTTTGTGTTGTACCACCATAAGATAAATGCCCGTATAGCTGAGCTGGTTTAGCACAGCCCTTGTAAGGCTGGGACGGGGGTTCAAATCCCTCTGCGGGCTCCATTAAAATAAAATAGGAGATTATTAATTTTGAGTGATAAAAAAGTCAGTAAAACCCCATGGGTTATGTGGTCTTTCGTTGTTGTAATTGTAATTTACATGGTTATTATGACTATGCAGTTTAAATCTGTTGATAATTTGAGTGATTTGAATGAACACTATAAATACACAATGGAAAAATTAAAAACTGAAAATAAAAGACTCGGTGGGTATGAGGAAGAAGCTTTACAGTTAAGAAATGAAAACGATTCCTTATCAGAAAAGATGAAGTCATTAAAAGCAGTTAAAAGAAAAAATGAAGAACTGTCTGGTTTTATTATGTCTTTACAACCAAAACTGGACATTGAAGTTTCGAATATTATCGCAGCAAAGATAATTGAACATGCAAATGCTTTTGGATTTCCTCCTTCTCTAATAGCTTCCTTGATGTATAGGGAGTCTTCATTTAACTTAATAGCTGTTAGTTCAGCTAAATGTGTTGGTTTGATGCAAGTTAATCCTGCAGCTCATACTGATAAAATAGAAGATATGGGGTTAGAATACCATAATTTATTTTCAATTGATGAAAATATCAAACTTGGTTGCATGATACTCTATGAGTATTATAGTTCAGAAAAGGATATTAGAAAAGCATTGACAAGATATGTTGGTGGTTCGCATGATAACTATGTTAATGATATTCTTTCCATGTATTCTAATTATCAGATAAACGAGTTCGGAAAAAACAAGGAACAATAAGATAATCACAGGGGAATGTTCCAGGTAGGAGTCTGTAAAACTCTGGTCGCAAAATAATCTTGGTGGTTCGACGAGTGGTTCAATTCCATCATTCCCCACAGGAAAACAATGTAAATATATATATATAATGAGAAAGATAATAATATGTATAAACCATATGAAGCAGTAATGGTTAACCCATTCTTCAGTAAAGTAACTTTTGAAGGAGATACCATTTTTACATATCTTTTAGATTACAGTGAAGCTAAATTACAAGCTAATCTTTTTAATAACATTTATGCTTTGGGGGTTATGAAAGCATGTAACTTGGCTGATAACAGAGAAGAGATACTAAAAATATTGAAATAAAAAACATAAAAGGACCGAAGATTGTAGTTTATCTATTTGGAGAAAACACTACAATTACTAACTTGTCCTTTTAAATAATTTTTGAGGTAATATGAGACTTCCAGAAATAGTTAAGGAAATAAATGAAGTTGAAAAATTAAGGTTAAAGTTAAATAGCTTATTCGAAAAAGAATCTAGTGTGTGTCCACATGTATCTTTTAGAGAAAGTTCGTTGTTTGAGTGGCAAACAGAAAAAGTTTGTAACAGAGAGGACAATCTATCTATAGGAACGCATTATACGACGTTTTGTAAGCCAGAGTTTTGTCCTATGCAGGTAGAAAATTTGGTTGGTATGGGAAAATAAACACATACTACTTACAAAATTAATACTTGACAAACTATTTAACTAACCTTATTATTAATACAGGACCGAAGATATTGGTTTATCATATAACAGTTTACAAAAACAGTCCAAGACAAGACCATTATCATAACTAGTCCTGATATGCGAGCATAACTCAATTGGTAGAGTGCTGGCCTTCCAAGCCAGTGACCTCGGTTCGATTCCGGGTGCTCGCTCAAGTAACCATTTAATGTGAGGAATACCCATATGGGCAAAAGAATATATAAGCAAATGATTTGGTGGCCAGTAATGCCTATATGTGATAATCAACTTAAAGATGTTAGAAAAGAAGATTTACTTTTCGATGGTTTATATCGGTCATGTAATACTTATAGGGGTGGTGGGGGCTATGACGAATTTGGAAACATATATGAAAGACGTTTTGGAATTACTCCAGAACCTGTACAGTTTGTAGTTCAGCTTAAAGGATGTCCGTTAAATTGTCCATACTGTTACGTTACGCCTGATGGTATTCATGGCAATTCAGTAATGGTAAATACAAATAAACTATTAGATGATTATGAATCAACCGGGCTAAAAGTGTTTCATCTAATGGGCGGAGCACCAGCTATTTATTTAGAACACTGGAAAAATCTTACAAGAAATTTTAAGAAAGACCAAATATTTCATAGTGATTTTCTGCTGGTGGAAAACTTATATAAACCTTCTTGGTTGATAGACCTTCCAGGCCTGCATGCGGTATCTTTTAAGGAAAAATACCTTTATAATAAGGATCAACTTGGAATTATGTGGAAGAATTTAAGAACACTTATAGATTGTAAAGTAAACTTTTATATCACTTTTACAGGAAGAGATGAGTTTAGTCATAAAATATATGATGAGTTTGGTCCCAAAGTATTAGAAGATAGTTTTTTAATTAAGATTCAGAAATATAAGGCCCTGTGGACTAATGGTTAGGTCACAACCCTTTCAAGGTTGTAGTTGCCGGTTCAAGCCCGGCCAGGGTCACATGGACTTAGTGTTGTATGACACGAGAGATATAATAAACTAACCTCCTTATAAGTGAGAGGGTATTATACCCTTAGAGTTTATTAGGAGGAAGTTTATGAAAAGATCTACGAAGTGGAAGGGTGATTTGGCAGAACAGATAGTGGTGGTAGAGGCAATGAAAATGGGTATAGATGTTTCTATTCCTGTGGGAGATAGACTAACATATGATCTTATATTTGATGTAAATAGTTCTTTGTTAAAGATACAGGTAAAATGTGCATGGTTTGATAAATGTAGTAATAATTATATAACAGACACTAGGATGTGTAAAACCAATAGAAAACATTATAGGTTTGAGAAATACTCCAATAATGATTTTGATTTCGCTATTATAGTGGTAATGGAAAACAACTCCTTCTACATTATGCCTTCCGATGTGTTCAATTTATACAAATCCAGTGTAACACTGTCTGAATTTGAAACCAGGCAAAGATCTCCTAGGTCATTGCCATATAAAAATGCTTGGCACTTGCTAGATGTATAACTAATATATAGTTGTAGAAAAAATTAATGCAGCGTAGAGTATTGGTAACTCGGGGGTCTCATAAGCCTCACATATAGGTTCGAATCCTATCGCTGCAAAGGTGATAATATGAAGAAAAATAAAAGAAATAAAACACCATTTGAAAGGTTTAGGAAACCAATTCCAAAACCAGGTTCTTTTTTCAAAGACAGAAGCAAGTATAATAGGAAAAAGAAACATAAAAAAGACAACGGAGAGGTGTAACTCATTGGAAGAGAGGCCGGCAATGTGGGTTCGAATCCTACCACCTCTTCATTAAACAATAATACACGACCAGGGGTCGTAGCTCAGTTGGTAGAGCAGCCGACAAACAACCTTTTATGATACCTAGTCAAAAAGACCGAAGTACGAGGTTAATCATAATCAGTATGTCGTAGGTTCGAATCCTACCGACCCCTTCAAACAATAAAGGTGACATATGGACATTGAATTACAGAATAAACTCTTTGATAAATACCCAAAACTCTTCAGACAAAGAACACTAAATCCAGAAGACACATGTATGTGTTTTGGAATAGAGTGTGGGGATGGTTGGTTTTGGTTATTATATGAGTTGTGTGACTTCATACAAACATATGTAGACAATAACAAAGAAGAACAACCAGAAGCTATTCAGGTTAAGGAGAAATTTGGTGGTCTAAGATTTTATACTACCCCTACAACCGGAAAAATTGATGGTGCCATATGGTTTGCTGAAAGCTTATCTATGAGTATATGTGAGGTGTGTGGCTCAAGGGAAGATGTGACACAGACAAAGGGATGGGTAAGGTCTTTGTGTAAAAAGTGTATTAAGTAATTATTCTGGAGTACTCTAACTGGCAAGAGGCTTGGCTGTTAACCAAGTGTATTCCCGAGAGGGTATGCAGGTTCAAACCCTGCCTCCAGAGCAAGGCTTTTTTTTATTAATTTATACAAAACAATAAATTCAGGATAGGCTTAGTTTAAATTTTTTTACATAATCATCTACTTGCTTTTTAATTAGATATCTATAGTTACTATGCCAATATCTATGATGGGTAGGACAAAGAGGCACAAAGTTATTTTTATTATTATTATTCTTATTACCATCATAATGATGTGCTTCTACTATTAAGGATTCAGAACAAATAATACATTTTTTCTCATGGTATGCAAAACAAACTTTTCGGGCTCCAAGCTCTGATATAGAAGAGTCCATTATAGAATAATTTTCTGCAGATTTCCAATTTGGATGATCTTTGCCAGTACGAAAATAAGTATTAGAGCAGCTATAGCTACAAGTAGTATTAGATTTGTAGTTCTTAATAGGTTTTTCACAAATAGGACACAATATGATATTGTTAGGATTTAAATAACAATGATTCTCATGTTTAGATAAACAAGAAGAACTGGTAATATGTCCACAAAATCGACAACTTTTTTTAACATAATTACCAGTTATAATAAATTTTCCCATAATTAACTACCTTCCTACTAATAACGAGGTTAGTTAATTTGAAAAAATTACTAGCGGTGGCCAAGTCTGGTAAGGCGCCGGTTTTGGATACCGGAGACTTCAGAGGTTCGAATCCTCTCCGCTAGACAAGTATTAAAAGGAACAATAAAATGGATTTTAAAAAAACTATCATTGACTACCTCGATTCTATAAAAAACGATTTTAATGAGTTAAGAATAGAAAACAGGAAAGATAATATTTCCAAAACTCTTGAAAGATTAAAAGATTATAAAGAAAAAATTATCTCAGGAGAGTGGACTATAGATGACTTCTTGGAAGCATTTTTCGGGCATCTTAAAGTAGAGTCAATTTTAACACTTAATTCTGTATCTTTGTTCGATGAGCCAGCTATTTGGGCTATTAGAAGAAAGGTTAGACATGGTAATTATGATCGTTGGTCTGACATATACCGTGTATTGAAGGATAAATGTTCTAAGACAGAAGCTATCAAACTTGCTGAGAAAATGGAAGATATATACACTAGAGAATTTACTGAGGTACCAAGTATTAAAGTCCCCAGCGGAAAATTATTGTTTAGTAATTATTTTCTTAATAATGAAGAAGGCGATAATAAAACCTATGCATTTAATGTTCCTGAAGATTTAAAATATGATGACTGGTTCTCACTAAATAGTAAATTTGGTAGACAGAACATGATGACATATCTTGCTAAAGAGTACAATATTGGTTACTGTCAATTAGGAAATAGAACAGTGGGAGTATATAAAGTAGATAATGACCGAATTTATTTAGCCCCCACATCTTATTACGACGATGTAACTGATAGAGATATTGAACCTACCAAAAAGTGGGAATATTTAGGAGACATTGATTGCTCCGTTTGGCGAGTAGAATTTATTGATGAAATACTTTTTGATAGTAATAATAACATTGATAAGGATTTTTTCGAAGAAGAGGATAATGTAATTGTAGAGGTTACTCCAGGTACTTGGACTGCACATAACTATTATCACTGTAAATCAGATAAGAGTTTGGTAGAAAAGTTTGGGTATCCTGTATGGATTGAGATAAATAGAATTAAATAACAGGTACTCATTCAGTACCAAAAGCAGTATGAAACTGGGCATTTCATATTGACATTTTGTTGCGTTAGTGGGCAACAAAACTCCTTTTGTTAGGTGATTGGTTAGTGTTCTGTTCATGACAAAAAGTGGGCAGAACACAAAAGAGAATAAAGGGCTCGGTGTCCGTGGGGACTAAACAACTTTCGGTAATAACTAGTTGTGTTTACACAGCCGAGTATTGGAAGTTTATCAAATGCAAATTGAAAAACTTAGGTTCGACTCCTACCGAGTCCACAAGAAGGAATTATTATGGATGAAAAATTAAGAACAAAAGTAACTTTCATAAAGGACAAATACCACATCAGGTTGCTAGAAGATGATTTGTTAGTAAATGAAATGGCATGCAGGGAAAAGATAGATATAGGGTGGTGTTGTTCTTATATGTTAAGATGGTATGATAAACTTGGCGGAAACTCTGTTATGGCTATCAGGTCAAGAGACAGGTGGAGTAATAAGACCTCTAATCCGATGGGAAAGATATGGTATGAAAAAGATCTTAGACCAAAAGGGTGTATTCAAACTGGATCTACACGGTAAGAGTCATGCTAATGCGAGAAATAATACAATAAGATTTATCGAAGAGCACTGGGATGATGACTCTGAACTGGAGATAATAACTGGACACAGCACCATTATGAAAGGAATAGTTCTAAATGTTCTAGATGAATACAGTCTTCCGTATCAAATAAGTTATATGAATACAGGAAAAATAATTGCATGGACATGAATATAATAAAAGTGCCTATTCTGAAAAGATTTGTACATAATGGTAGAAGGTTTGGAGAAACAGATGATGGTAAGGCTAAATGGTATAGAAGATTTGAAGCTGAAACCTTTAGCCCTGCTCCAGACGGAATCAATGATTGGACATGTGTTAGTGTCTTAGAAGTTATAAAACATTTCATAAAAGGAACCAGAATAAGGTGGACTTAAGACAATGAAATATACAATAGAAATAACAGAAAAACAAAAGGAAGTAATTGTAAGGGCTCTGGAGACTTATGTAAGATTAATGATAGGTCAAATAGATATAGTTGTAGGTGACAACTTTAAGGAATTATCGTGGGACAATAAAAAAATTATACATGAGACAGCAAGAAAATTTATCTTTAAAGAATACCCATCTAACGGCGGCCCCGGAATAGGACACCCTGATACAGATGTAAAAGCAAAGATTGCTTATGAGATGGGCGATATTCTAAAGGGTAAGTTGCCGTTGGAACTATCTGGAGAACCTTTTCCTGTTGTAAATATTACCTCTTTAAAAGCATAAGAAATATGGAAGGGTCGTCAGTATGGTGCGACAACGAGTCTTGAAAACTCGGGGGTGTAAAAGCTTTGCAGGTTCGAATCCTGTCCCTTCCGCAAGTTAATAATTTTAAATAAAGAGGTGTAAACATGAAAAAGAAAACAATTTGGCAAGAAAGCAAGGCATATCCAAGTCTATATCATCAGATAGTAAAAAGATTTGGACCTTTTAAGTCGTGGCCCAACAGAAGTTACCCAGCCAACAAAGGCGAGTTTGAGAAATTCTGTAGAAGTTTCGCAGACGTTGTTGGGGCTAAATCTGGCAGAGCAGTTGAAAATCAGATACGATGGGCTACCACCAAGCAATCAAAAATAGGTAACTCACATATGATGACTTATCTATCCAATAAAATGGCAGCTTTGGCTGCTGGATTTATAGATAGTAAGTATGTACCTACTGATATGAAGTGCAATTACAAATAACACTAATAAATTGTTATGAATGGTGGGAGGTTGGCTTAGAGGCAGCCAGACGAAAGTCTGCTGGAAATTGATATCCAGTACCTATAATGAGTGGAACGACCTACCTACCGCCGGTTGTTTTGCCTAACTGACTTGGCATCGGTCTTAAGGTTAGGGTACCAGTTAAGTTCGAAGCAAGCCACCTTCGCAGGTGGATGTTATAGACACGGGGTAGCTCCCCTAAATACTGCTGAGGTAGGAGATGCTTATGATAGTGTGATGGCACCCCAGAAATGGTAAGGCCGGATCTTCCTTTGGCGTAGCAGCACACCACCATTCAAACAATAACCTATTAATATAGGAGGAGATATGAAGATTTTTTCATATGTAATGGATATCTTCTAAGTTTTTTAAATAAACTTAGGAGGTATTAAATGAAATACAAAGACAAAGTTCAAAAAAAACATAAGGCAAATCGTCTTGTTGAGGAAATAGACCCTTGGGGTTATAGGTTATCATACAAGTGGGTACCAGATGGATATCGTTATTATGGTCCAGTATTCAGATTTAGATATGATCCTGTACCTGGAACTGGTGGTTCTGGTAAAGTACATATAAGAGGGTGCTACAGGACTATTAGAACTACTCAAGAAAGAAGATGGTCACTTGCTCATAAAGATTATGTTAGGGGCAAGAGAAGTTACAGAATGCTTCCAGATGCTTGGGACGATATTCATCATGCAAGGAGAGAAAAAGGTTGGAAAAGGACAAAGAAAAAGAAACAATGGATGAGGTGATATATGACTGACTGGTTTACTTCTGATTGACATTTTTAACTAACCTCCTAATAAATGTAAGTATCAAATTTATTAGGAGAAAAACATGAAAACAAAATATAATTGTACTAATTGTAAAAAAGAATTCAAAAGATATGTCTCTACAGTAAGAAATCCAGAAGCAGTGTTTTGTAGTAGGAAGTGTAAGAGTGATTGGCAAGTAGGTAAATTGAGTGGAAAGAATAACCCAAACTATCGTCACGGTAAGTGGGTTGAAGGAAAAAAATCCATATGTGAATGTGGCAATGAAAAAGACCCTAGATCCTCTAAATGTTATAATTGTAATAGATGCTCTTTTAAAAAGGGGTCTATTAATATAGTTGCTGGCACCAAATCCGTAGTTACAGATGAGGTAATAAAAAAGATAGTCACCGAAAGTAAATCATTTTTAGAAGTTAGTGATAAACTTAATATATCTAGATATTGGGCAGTTAAAAGAACGAAGCAATTAAATTTAGATATTTCACACTTCGTAAAATGTGTTAATAGACCTTATTTACCAGAAGAAGTTTTCAAAGAAGAAAGTAAGGTAAGCAATAGTATTGTCAAGAAATTACTTCTAGATGAAAAAGAAGAAAAATGTGAATGTTGTGGTCTAGACAATGTCTGGTTGGAAAAACCACTAACAATAGAACTTCATCATAAGAATGGAATTAACAATGATCATAGAAAAGAAAATTTAATCTTACTATGCCCTAACTGCCATTCACAAACTGATACACATAGAGGAAGAAATACTATAACAAAAAGGAGTCAATTATAATGGATTGGTTCAGTGCAGATCACCACTTCTTCCACCCGGCCATCATAGGTTATGCTGGAAGGCCGTTTAGAACTGAACAGGAAATGAGAAATATTATAGTCAAAAGGCACAATGAAGTAGTAGGACCAAAAGATACAACATACTTCATAGGTGATGTTGCAATGATAGGAAGACACGAACTTTCCAAACTCAGACCCTTGCTTGAGAAAATGAATGGTACAAAACACCTTATTCTTGGAAATCATGATGAAGGCAGACCATTCACCTATGAGAGGTTTGGATTTACTACAGTCCACACCGCTCTACAGTACAATGAAAATATTATTCTAAGGCATGACCCTGCTGCATGTATTGTCATGCCTGAAAAGTTGTGGTTAGTGGGGCACGTTCATAATGTGTTCCATTATACCACCGAACCAATAAAATGTTTTAACGTCGGTGTTGACGTTAATGATTTCTATCCTGTCAATTTAGAACAGATAGAAAAAATTATGAATATTAAGATTTAAGGAGAGTTGTAATGATTTATGTAAAAGTTGACGGTAAGGAACATGGTATCACTTTTCTTCATGAGAAGGAAGAGACAGAGGTAGTAAACAAGAACGGTAAAAAGATTAATATGAGCGTACCTTTTAGAACCACATGCGCCATCATTGATCCAGAAAGCAAAGCAACAATTGCTACTGGTGTTGCAAAGGTTGATTCCAGAGACAATTTCACCTACAACAAAGGTAGAAAGTTTTCTCTTAAGAATGCCCTACTTGCAGCAAATATGCACAGGCACCAAAGAACTCAGCTCTGGAATCAGTTTTTTGAAAAGGTTAAATATTAACAAATAACAGGAAGGTTGGCCGAGAGGCTTAAGGCACTCGCCTGCTAAGCGAGTGGGGTCGTTAAACACCCCCGAGAGTTCGAATCCCTCACCTTCCGCAAGATGGGGTTGTAGCTTAATTGGGAGAGCATCTGCTTTGCAAGCAGAAGGGTATGGGTTCAATTCCCTTCAACTCCACAAGTACATACTGGAGGAAAATCTGAATGGAAAACACTATTTTATTGAACAGCGATTATAATTTCATCAGTATTATAAACTGGAAAAGAGCAATTCTTTTGGTTATAAAAGAAAAAGTAGAAGTATTAAAAGGTAGTGATACTGTAATAAAAAATAGTGATGGTTCTATTAAAATTCAAGTACCAAGAATAGTCAGATTGGTTAGAATGGTTAAGACAATTTATAAATCTAGTGTACCATTCAACAAAAAAAGTGTTATATACAGAGATAAAGGTATTTGTCAATACTGTGGTACTTCAATAGAAAAAGACATAACCATAGACCATGTTCTGCCAAAATCAAAAGGTGGAATATCTAGCTTTACTAATTGTGTAGTATGCTGTAAACCATGCAACAACAAAAAAGGCGATAAACTATTAAAAGATAGCGGCATGAAATTGTTAAAAGAACCAAGAACTCCAACAGTAATAGAGTTTATGCTAATTAAACTTAATAAAGCAAAGAGAGATGAGAGTAAATGGTTCGAAGATTTAGAAAAATACTTTAATCAAGAAGGATAAATATCATGGAAAAAACTGAAGCTGTATGCGATATACATGATGTTTTGGATACCTATAATAATATAGTAGAAACATGTGACAAACTTCCAGAATGTTTGATAGTAAATAGTAAAGATGAGACAGTATTGTCTAGTGTATTAGGTGATCAGTACATCAAAAGCTCTGCTAACGATATGTATTCAAATAATATACTTGGTTACTTTAGAGATATTCAGGTCAAATCTGGTATATTGTCTAGTTGTAAAGCCAAGTTTATGTTAAATTAGTATGTTTAAGATTTCTGATAAGATAAAAGATAAGTTTGCAAATACAGTTATAACATCTTTTTCTTTTACGGCAGCAGCCACTTTATTGGTAAAAATAGGATGTAATCCAAATCTATTATCTGCTGTTTGTATATCAGGATTAACTTTAATAATTATTATATGGTGGCGGTAACTCAGTGGTAGAGAGCTGGATTGTGGCTCCAGCAGCACGGGTTCGAATCCCGTCCGCCACCCCAAGGATCTATCATGAACTCTGGCCATTTAATTAAATTAAGACCATGTGTATGAGTAGGGATAGCCAAACCAGATTTCATGATGATGTAGATAGTAGTGTATTCATTGGTTCGGAGGACCGAAATCATTAGATATTCCTCCGTGTGAGGCTGTTAAACACAGAATAAAACGATCAAAAAAATTTCATTATATGGGTATACTACTATCTCATAGGGATGTTAGCTAACGGAAAGCTCCCAGCCTTTGACGCTGGTCATCCAGGTTCGAGTCCTGGCATCCCTGCAAGAAAAATATAAGGAGGTGAATATGTCAAACAGTATGAGATTGCTGGAAAAGGCGATAGTAATAGCAACTAATGCTCATATGGGCCAGTTTGATAGGGCTGGCGCACCATATATTCTTCACCCTCTCAGAGTTATGATGAGGATGTCTACTATAGAAAGTAAGATAGTAGCAGTATGTCATGACCTAATTGAAGATACATATATAACACTAAAAGACCTCATGAATGAAGAATTTACAGATGACATAATATTCTCTATTGATTGTATGACTAAGTGCAAAGGTGAGGAATACAACTCCTACCTTGATCGTGTTATAAGTGACAAGATGGCATCGGAATGTAAGCTTGAAGATATGAGAGACAACTCAAATATATACAGGCTTAATAAAATAAAAGATAAGCACCTAAAAATGATAGAAAAATATCATAAAGGAGCATTAAGAATACTTGAAGCTTGGCCTGAGTTTAATATTAGGTTTAGGCTTATAGACTGAGAGGTCATATGAAAAAAAAACTATATTGTTTTTGGTTTTGATTTTAACAGCATCTTTGTTGTACTCTTGTGGCAACTCGTATCCACCCGATTTCTCTAAAAAGGGAAAAATAATAGGAAAAATGACTAATTCAGAAGACATTTCCATGTACGCATTAAGCTATAAAATAGGTAGCCACACATTCAGAAGAGAGTTTAAAGCCCCATATGCATTCGCCAATATGGGTGATATTGTTTCTTATCATCAAGGTGTAATAAAGGTAGTCGAGGAGGCAGGACAATGACATGGGATGACAGAATAAATAGAACTAGGTGTGACACATGTGGCAAATTTATGGTTCAAAGCCCAGGATGTTCATTTGTATTTGTGCCAGATTCAGATTTAACTTATGAAGAAAATCTTATACAGTGTAATAATTGCACTTTCAAACACGGGCTTATACTCCCTTCCCAATCAGTCAACCCTAAATATTGTTGTGGTATATTATGAATAACGTAATTTGTCCATACTGTAATTTGAAAGCAAGAAAAGTAAGCGGTGATGTTATATACCCTAATAGAGCTGATTTACATTCAAGAGAATACTACTTATGTAAGAAATGCGGTGCTAGGGTGGGTGTAAATAAGGTAACAGGGGAACCTTTAGGCACATTGGCTGGAGTTGCTCTACGTATGCATAGAATGGAGGCACATAAAGTATTTGATCGCTTGTGGAGATCCAAGAAGTATACCAGATCCGAAGCATACAATTTACTTGCTGATGCTATGGGTATAGATTCAGATGAGTGCCATATAGGTATGTTTGATCATCCACAGTGTGATAAAGTAATAGAAATGACTAAATTAATACAACAAAAGAAATAATGTAAGGAAATAGCATGTCAAAAGAAATAATTGATTATATAAATAAACTTGAGAGAGGTTCTTTTGAAGGGTGGAGTAAAGAAGAAGAGGCTGGTTATATGACATGCTTGATATCTATTAAAGAGTTCATATCTAAAACAAGAGATGAAGAGAGCGGTTAAATAAACCAGGTTCAGATGGAGGTGGTCGATTTATGGACAAAGAAGATATATTAAACTTAAAAATAGAACACCATCTATTTGACCCCAATTATACAATTAGAGACTACCTGTGTGAGTTATTAATGAACTTGTGGGAAGAAAGAGAAGAGTTTAATGGAAAAAGACCATTTGGAAATTCAGATTGGGAATATGACCTATATAAACCTCTTGTCAAAAACAGAATGGTGAATGGGAGTATGGGTGGAGATTATATTGAGGATGTTAATGAGGAACAGGCCAATAACTTGATTAGAGGTTTAATAGTATACTGTTTTTATGAGAAATAGAGGAGGTTTGATATGATGTATGTGTTGTATGATGATAAAATTGAGTTTACTTCCGATAATGAGTCTGGAGTAATAGAATATGTAGAGGATAAATTGAACGATGGTGCTGATTCTTCTAAAGTGGTTATCCTATCAGGAGAAGAGATCATGTTCAAAACAAAAATTAAATTGTTGCATAACACTATCGCAAAAGTATAATTATGTGTAAAGTAGAACTAAATATAAAAGAAATAAATAACAATCCAGATACCAATACCTTCTATTATTATCAAAAGTCAGATGATCATTACAAAGTGTATTATTATGTAGGAGATACTCCAGAAACTCATAATGAATATAGAGGTAATGGTAAAACACTACAAGAAGCATTTATGGATTGCATAGAAGAGATGACAGATGATTGCATTTTTCTGAGGGGAGAATAATTTTGAAAGTAGTTGTTGTAGGAGATTTACATGGCGATTGGTCAGCTTTAAATACTTTAATCTCTAGGAAAAATCCTGATATAATTTTACAGTGCGGTGATTTCGGTTGGTGGCCTGCTATGGAAAGAGGCAAATGGAAGTTAAAAGGAATTAAAACTAAAAAAACTAAAGTATATTTCTGTGATGGCAACCATGAAGATCATCCTAATTTGATGAGCTTTGTTAAAGATTACAACACTCCATGTGAAATGTATGAGAATGTATTCTATTGCCCAAGAGGTATGACAATGCAAATAGATGGTTTAGGAACTGTTCTTTTTGCCGGCGGGGCTGACTCAATTGATAAAATATATAGAACCGTGGGATTCGATTGGTTTCCAGAAGAGTTATTATCTTTAAAAGATGAATATAGACTACTGGATGCTTGTAAAAGCGACATTGTAATATCACATACTTGTCCAAACGAAGTTGATATAATCAGACCAGAAATGTCTTATAATAATGGAGATCCTACCAGAAAAGTTCTTAGTGAAGTATTGTTTAAACATAAACCAAATAAATGGTTCTTTGGACATTGGCATAGGCAATACTATGCTGAAAAAGAGTTTTTTTGTGATGATGGTTCGCGTTTTTGTACTGAATTTGTTGGCTTGGATTACCCTGGTAACCTTAGAAAATGGTGGATTGAATTGAAATGATGATGTGGATGATAGACCCTGTGTTATTGTGTAGAAAGCATTTACTTGGTGAACATGGGGAAATACATAAGTTTAGACGTGACGCTCCTTGGGGCAAGCCCCAAGGCTTCTGCTTAGTTTTCTAAGCATTCTTTTTCTTGCTTCAACGACGGTTCTAACAAACCATCTCCACAAGCGTTAATTTCGCTGCGCCCCAGCGTATTTATTCCCAACACTATCATATTTAAAATTTGTCAAGTATTTTTTACATTATTTTGCCAATTCATCCCCGATACAAGCACGCGGGGTTTTCTTGGCAACTCATTATAACTTCGTTAAGCAACACTCTGTAGCTGGAAGAATGTCACCAATTGTTCAGATAGAACCATTAAATATGAAGATAAGGCATGATGAATTAGCAGAAGAGATGATAAGGAGAGGTTATAACCATAACTCACCTTATGAGTTGCCCGATCTTTCCTACCTTCCAGAGCATTTATTAAATGCCTCTGTCGATATTGATAATAACATAATAGACCTATGTAATAGATGCAAAGAATGCTATTACCGTATCAGGAGTAAACAATATGACACAAAGAAGTCACTGGAGAGGGTATCCAATAGTATGGGATAATAAGCAATGGGTATTTACTGACAGTAATAAACCAATACCTGGTTATGGAGGAGAGGTAAGACCCTGCAAAGAGTGTGGTAAAGTGTTTACAGAAGATTTAGTAGCAGACCCATGTATAGGCGTATTGCCTGGTGTAGATAATGCTTGCTGCGGTCATGGTATTAGAGACAAGTCATACATAAGATTTACAAACGGTGTGACTGTAAGGGGTTTTTATATAGATAAAATTTAAACTATACATAGTAAGGAATTACGGTTCTAATGATTGATCCAAATGAAATGACATTGGAAGAAATAATTGAGGTAGAGTGTATAAAACAAGATTGGAAACTTGGTTTATTGTCAGACAAAAAAATTGAAGAACTCGGATTATTAGAAAATTTTCATAAGGAAAACTTAGCAAACAAATTAAGTAGGTATAGTGGAAGCGGCCCGTGCCCATCTTGTGGCAGTAAAACAGTATTAAAAAGAGGTAGGTATGGCAGATTTTATGGATGTATTAATTTTCCAAAATGTAGAGGAAATAGAAATGTGTAACACTGAATACTTAAGTATGGCGCCATGGTTCTTTAGTATATGTGTACTAATGATTATGATACTGATGTATGTATACTATATTTAAATATCTCTTTATTGATGTAAAAATTTTTTTTATTTCGCGATCGCTAATGGGGAACCGGGCCTCCATTTATACCCACAACTTTTTTTATTTTGTTTTGTTTGTTTGGGAACCGGGCCTCAATTTATACCCAGGATTTTTTAGAATTATTGTTTTAAAAAAAATTAGCCCCTAAAAGATTATAAATAAACCAGATAGGGGCTAGTCGAAGTTAAAATAAAATTATTTAAATGTTATGTTATTTCTATACCCTCCCCCATTCTAAAAACAGAAAACCTAACTTTTTTATCTTCAACTAATTTTTTATATCTTAGCTGTTTATTACTTAGTCTTGATTTTCCAGTTTTTATTTCAACAAATATTATTTCATCATCAGTAAATTGAATACCGTCTATAGGACTTCCTAAAAATCTAAAACTATTGGAATCCCAAGGCCAACTGTCTGTGAAAGGTGCTAGATTCTCGCCTATCTTTCCTAATCTCACTTCAGAACTTTTCTTTTGATTGATAACATTATCTAATTTAGTTTTAGTACTTATTAAGTCTTCTTTTAGATATTTATTCTCTTCACCTAATTCATCTAATGACATAACTAAATTACTTATTCTGTTCTCATGTGCTTTATTTGTTTCTATAATCTCAATAACTTTATTCTTTGGAACAATGGTTATTTTAGAAACTAAATATATACCTATTACCATGATAACTACTAAACATGTTAATACAAAAATTTCCATAATAAATCCTAACTATGTATTATAATAAATAACATAACTAAAAATCAATAGTACTCATACATTACTTTTCCGCATTCACAAATAACTGCCTCTCCAAACTCAGCATTCTTTATCTTTCTTTTCTTGTCACAAGAAGGACAAACAAAAAGTTTAGAATCTGTATTAGCTTTAATTTTTTTATCTGGTTTATAAAGTCTTCCGTTTTCTTTAAACATTCTTTACCTCCACTCTTGGCATATAATCGAAAAATCCAGGGTCAATACTTAGTAATCTGTTAAGATTTGCTGTCCTTGCTTCAACATTTTCCCTTATTAAATATTTATATTTAGGCAAGTTGTTCCACCTCTTTAACCTTTCATCTATTATAAGGTTAGATAAACCACCTTCTTTTAGTATATTAGGGTATATAGTAGTATAATTTAATCTTAACCATCTCATATAACCTGATTCCATTAAAGCCCATATAATATCATACCTCTTACTTCCTACATCATCTCTATCAGTTATAAATACTTTTCTATAGCCCTTCAATACGTTATCCAACCTATCGTCTATAATCTCAAAATCATTGAAATTAATTACACTAACTACTACTCCAAAATCATCTATTAAGTATTGAGTTGTTATACTTTTTATTACATTCATTATTATGAAGGGTACTCTTAGAGCACCCAGCATAATTCCAACATCATATGTTTTTTCTCTTATAGACATTATTAGTTCCCATGTAAAAACATTTCTTTATCTTCTATGTATTTTGTTTCTGCTACTACTTTATTTCTTTTTATTGTTACCTTTACTTTTAAGTCTTCTACATCTTCACACTCTAACAATACACTAGCTATTTCATTAGCGATGTCTTTTTGAATAACTCTTTTTATCGGGCGGGCTCCAAAATCTTTATCCACACCGTTTTCAAATATATACTTCTTAATTTTCTTATCAAACTCAAGTTCTACATCTTTATAATCAGTGTTACTTAATTTTAAATTGTTTGTTATTTTATCAAGCTCTATATCTATGATCTTTTTATAATCATCATCAGATAAATCTTTAAAATAAACTATAGAGTCTATTCTATTAAGAAACTCTGGTTTAAACTTAGACTGTAAAGCATCTTTAATGGCTTTATTCTTTTTCTTTTCAGTTATCTCAGAAACATCACCAAAACCAATTGTTTTAGATATGTCTTTTATATTTTGAACACCTATATTAGATGTCATTATAATTATAGTATCTTTAAAAGACACAGGCTGTCCCTTACCATCAGTCAATCTACCCTCATCAAATATCTGAAGCATCAAATCATAAACCTTTGAACTAGCTTTCTCAACCTCGTCAAAAACAATCACCGAAAAAGGATTAGATGCTACAGCGTTAGTCAAATATCCTCCCTGGTCATGTCCTATATACCCTTGAGGGCTTCCTATTAGCTTAGCATACTCGTGATCAGATGAGTACTCAGAGCAGTCAATAATTACTCTGTTATTCTTACTTTCTATTAACTCGTCAGCCAGAACTTTACTAGTTAGAGTTTTACCTGTTCCAGTTTTTCCTGCCAACAAGAAAGTACCTATAGGTCTAAAGGGGTCTTTTAAACCAACGCTTGCTCTCTTAATAGCCTCTGTTATTTGGTCAACAGCGTCGTCTTGTCCTATTAGTTGATTTTTAATATTAGAAGAAAGCTCTAAAAGTTTTTTCTTAGGAACTTTCTTGAATGATAGATTGCTCTTCTTAGTGTTCTTTGTAGAAGATTTTCTGTTGCTAAATGCTTTAGGTCTTTTATTCTCTTCTTCATCATCTTCACCTTCTGGTTGTAAATCTTTAGCCCTTTTATAACTAATAGTGTCATTTATACTGACACATAATTGAAATAATTCCCTAATTATCTTATTAGGATCTACATTCACACCCATTCCCTCAACTCTTTCATATATTTCTTCTACATCCACTACAAAGTTTTGAACTATATAAGTATTAAAGCTTGTAGTACTATGGAAACATCTTAAAGAAAGAATATAGTCGATATCGTCTTCATTATATCTCTTTATATTTATATACTCACTAAGCCTATCCCAAAAAACCGGTACAGCATCATAAGACATTTGATTTATGTCCCTATTTTTTATCTCTGGTCTATTATGCTTTTCTTTATTTTTATTTGGAATATAGTTTCCTTCTTCATCATAGTACGATTTATTCCAATAAGAATTCTTTGTTAGTTCTATATCACCATCAGAAAGTTTATCTTTTCTTATTTTAAGTACTTTATTGCTGTTTATAATTATATTTTCAGGGTCCAGTAGTTTGTTGTATTTAATTATTAATGAAACCACTTCTTTTCTTAAAGCATTTATATTAATATCCTCTAAGGAAGTTGTTATCTCTTTTATGTGCCCCATTAGTTGATTAATGTTGGCAATAAAATCAGATATTAAGAAGTCATCATAATAACTTTTAGAAATCTTACCACTTTCAGAACTGAATTTAGTTAATAAATCTTCAACGTCCTCTTCTGGAATAGAGATAACAAGAATTTTGTAATCAATACTTTTCAGAAGTTCTGCATTAACATTGTATTTATTTTTAGACATATAATCTCCTATAAATTATTGTAATTTCTTAGCTGTTTTAATGATATCTACTGCCTCATTATAACTATATTGATTTAGTGGGCATATTTTAGTTACTCCACACTCCCCACTATCAATCATGTTTTTTATAAATGCTTCAACATTGCCATCAGCATGTCCTTTCAATTTAGATAAATTCTTTATAGCCATCTCTTGCACACTTGTTATAGTTCCAGGATCTGAAGGAAGTTTTTCTGCATCAGATGTATCTACTGGTGTCGACTGACTTCCGCCTGGAGACGGTACAGATGGAAGAGATTGCGTACCTGTAGAAGCACTCGGTGTAGGAGCACTTGGTGTAGGAGCACTCGGTGTAGGAGCACTCGGTGTAGGAGCACTTGGTGTAGGAGCACTCGGTGTAGGAGCACTCGGTGTAGGAGCACTCGGTGTAGGAGCACTTGGTGTAGGAGCACTCGGTGTAGGAGCACTCGGTGTATTAGTGTTATGGTTAACCACAGGAGGATATCCAGCATTGCTTTGTGCATTACTTGGAGGACTTGGTTGAGAAACATTTCCTCCTGGAATACCATACTCTTTTCCAGAGTATCCACCAGGCGTTTGGGTATTTCCATCTTGATCATCATCGAATCTCAAACCAACTCCCCATTTTCTACATGCATCCTTCAAAGCTTTTGAATAAGCACTTTTGTGGGCAGTTCCAGCCTCTTCACCTTCTCTAAGTGGAGCACCACCATAACCATCCTGACAGAAAACATCGTCATTTTCAGTGTCTTTAATGCAGACATTGATTCTAACTATTACATTTCCATCTATTACTTCTTGTGAAACAACGTTGCTGGACCACCTATAACCAAAAACTTGGTTCATTCTATCAGCCACATCTTTCCAATTTATATAATCATAAACACCTCCCCTACCTTTTCTAGATCTAATATCTTCAAACGGTTTATATAGTTCTTCAGTTATTTTCATAATTTTTTACTCCTGTAATTAAAATTAATCTTTTAACATATTATAAGTAATATGTTTTACTTGTCAAGCCCACCTTAAAAAATGATTATAAAACATTTTATTTGGTATAGAGCATTGTATACGTTTTTGTTTTTTATGATCCCTCTTAAATCTTGGAACAACAAGCCTTTTTGTATATTCATCTTCCCATACTTTTGATAGTTTTGGTCCAATAACATCCCAGTATCTTTCCCAAACATACAGAAATCTTTTTGTTTCGAGTTTCCATATTAAATCATCTTCTTTATCATTTGATATTCTTTTAAGAAAATTAAACATAAAAAAATCATACATTGCAGGAGCTTTAAAAATATCTCTCCACCAATGAGCATTTACGTCTAACATATATTCCTCAATTATATTGTTTTTCTTACCAGACCAGAAACCAATGAACATAATAAAACCTTTTTCTTTATATTTATTTCTATTATAGCATCCTAAATCTATAGCTGAACCGTGTTTGATACATTTTATTTGCACTGGTATTTGTGCACCGCCTTTTTCAATACTATAGGCGTCATTTTTACCTGTGTAGTTATTATCTGGTAAAAGGTTCCATTCTTTTATTATCTTTTCCTGATAATCAAAACCATGAATTTGTCTAGCAGCCATTTTTTAAATTCTCATTATTAAAATAATTAAATAATTTTTTATGTATCTCTCTTTTACTTAAAGATCTAACTCCAGATGTAGATCTAACAACATCACTAAAATCTATTTTTTCTAAAGCTTTTTTTGCCCCATTAACTCTCTCCTTACAAAAATATGTTGACACAGGTGAATATTTTTTTGGATCTCCTGGCAATATATTTCCTGCTCTTCCACCAACCCTTCTAATACTAAATTCAGCATCATCCTGATTAGTAAATTCAATCCATTTGTTTTCTAAATCCCATATCTTATCATTTCTACAATTTTGGGCTCTTCTCCATATTTGGAATACACATGGAACAGTGTATTTGTTACCACTAAGTATAAAGCATTCTTTTGGGCAATCCTCTTCGTATATAAGATGATAGTATTTATTAAGTTTATTTTTTACACTATCTTTTTTAAATGTTTTTGGTAAAATAAAAGCTATTATTTTCACATTAAAGCTTGCAGCTTGATTAAAAAATTTTATAGCCAAACTAGAATTAAAACCAAAAGGAGGATTTCCTATAACTATTGTGTTTGGTTCTAAAGTAAGTTTTAGAAAATCATTTTTTACTACCAACTCATGTTTAGGATTTATATCATACATATAGATATTTCTTGAACCTTTCCTACTTAAAATTTTTAATCCCTCTAAAAAAGAAGCATTTCCAGCAGATGGTTCAACTATATTATCTATTTTAAATCTATAAGTCTCCCTTCTAACTATCATACAACATTTTTTTGCATATTCAGGATCAGTGTAATAAGCATCATTCCCACCATTAACTGCTCTATGTTTTGAACCTTTGCCAAAAGTATTATGTTTAGTCATATTCATAACCTAATTAAAATTAATCTTTTAACATATTATAAGTAATATGTTTTGTTTGTCAAGTCATTTTTTTCCAGTTTTTATAATCACCAAACTTGGAATAACTAATAAGCTCATATCCAAGATAGTTCATATAATATATCTCCCTTTCCCTATTGTCAAGTATTAAATTAAAAGCTGAACAAACAAAATGTAAATTTTTTGTTTCTGTTAGACAAGATATAATTTTCACAGCCCAACATGGAATCCCTCTTTCAACCAATAATATAGCGTATGTTAATGAGATGTCAAGACTATCAGCTTTAAAAATTATATTGTTTTTAACTTCATTAGAAAAATCTCTTAGGTTTTTCAAATAATTATTAAAAGTAAAAGCTTCTTGTATTGGATAAAATATTAGAAGCTCTTGAACATCTCTAAAAACACCTTCTGCTAATTTTTTGTAGTTAGGTATTATATTGATGCTCATCGGGCACCGCCCGACGATTCCAGAACTCCGAGGCTCCATCCAAGCCCAGTCTTGAGAACTACCTTTGCCGCATTGATATCGCGGTCATGTTGTGCTCCACAAGCAATACATTCCCAAGCCCTTACTTTAAGCCCGCCCAGTCCTGTTGGTCCAGTTTTAGCACCACAAGTCGAACAGGTCAGAGTGGTATTTTTGGAATCAACTAAAACACACTTCCTACCGTGGTTATCACTCTTGTAGGAAATGAATTGTCTTAGTTGAGAGATGCCTGCATCAGATACTGACTTGCCAAAAATCTTGGCTTGCCCACGCAGGTTATCGTTTGTTATGTAAATTTCTGAAAAGTTTTCTACAATTTTTCTGGAAACTTTGTGGTTGTAATCTTTACGTCTATTGGAAATTCTTTCGTGTAGCCTACCGACCAACTTCTTTCGTTTGCCCCGTTGTGCTTGAGCCAACCGCTTTTGCCCTTTAACAAACTCTTGGTGATTAGAAAACTTTTGACCGTTGGAAAGTATTGCCAAGTCCTTAAATCCAGTATCAATACCAACCACTTCTTTTGTTTGCTTGACCGGAAAAGTATGGTTGGTATCTATACACAATTGACAATACCAACCAGATGATCTACGAATTATACGAGCTTGTTTTATAACACCATCCGGTATCTCTTGTTTATGAAAACAAACTTCTTTTATTACTGGTAAAGATATTCGATTATTAGAAATTCTACTCCGCTTCAATATATCTGGAAAACAAATAGACCGAAGTTTATTATGAACTGACTTTAATTTCGGTTGTTTAGACACCTTCTTAAAACACCTATCCCAAGCACTGTAGGCTTGTAGAATTGTAGCTTGAATTGTATGCGAAGGAATACCTATCTTTTTAGAAACATTTGGTAAACTGTTCTGTAGCTTGAGCTTTCTATGATACAGTTTATCCTTGGCATCCAGTTCTATTTTTCTGGAAACCCAGTTATAAACACCAGTTAAACACCATAACCATTCTTCTAGTTTGGCAGTTTGACTTTTGTTAGGTTTAAGTTTTAATTCTCTTACCAGCATACAACTCCTCCTGAAACCAACAATAAGCATTAAATCCCTCTTGTCAAGAGCCTAACCCCGAAGACCCTTCGGGGATTGCGGCTCTAAGGCTGTTCATTGAAAAATTATATAGCACCCAAAAAAAATCTTGGTGTGGCACAAAACGTTTATTAAGAATGTATTTCTATAATGTTACTTACGAATCCTGGGATAGCACAATATTCCCATTTATCATAGTAATTACTGCATATCTCACAACGCCTTCCACATGTTTTTTTATGTCTATAGTCTAAACAACCTTCAACAGAGTCGTAACTAGCCCATCCTAAAGCTACAACCATGGATGTCATGGCTGTAGTTCTTACCCATCTTCCATACCTATAAATATTTTCTTGGTTTTCTCTCATATCAGATCTAACTCTGCCGGCTTCACAAAATATTTGGTCCCCTTTCCATCTACTTAATAATCCATATCTATAAATTACATCATGTATTGTAGCCTCCCAATTACCAGTATTCCCAGCAATTAGATATGCAAAAGGTAATCTAGGAACAGAAGCAAAATCAAGTACAAAACCTTTTGGTGTGCATACAGTAACATCATACTTTGCTGAGTAAAAAGCCAAAGGTTCCATCAACTTCCACCATTTACCTTCTATATGATCTGCCCTTAAATGGCCAAAGAACTGTGCTTCCATCATTTTTTCTCCTTTATGTGTTAAGAATAAGTGTTTATAGTTAATTCTTCAACACTTCCATCTAAAACTTCTATATAAAACCTTCTACTATTTTCATTAACTTGCGTGTAATAAGTTGTATCACCACTAGTAGATTCTTCAGTTTGTAATAAACTGTTTATATAAACTTTAGTTCCTACAGTTTTATTTTTTACACTAACTTCGTATTTAATCCAGTCATTTGCATCTTCAGGACTTTGATCTATTTTTAGTATATAGTCGTCTTGGTTAAAACTGGATGTAGCATTTATAACAGTTCCTGCATAATAATAGTTAGGTTCTAAGTTACCACCATTAAAGGTACAATTATCATAATAAACAGATCCTCCATCATTATTATAATGATATGAGTATGTACCTTGAATATTAAATATTGTATTAGATATTCTTAACTGATCCGACCAGCCAACCAGAGCTGCAGAATAATTAGTATCAGTAAAATACTCTCTATTTACTGTTATATTGTCTATAAAACAATAGTATAATGAAGTAAACACATGATGATCTCTATTATCATTTAAATTGTTTGAATAAACTACTACACCGTCCTCTCCTATTACTTTTACATGACTTTTATAGCTTCTTGGTGTCATTCCACCAACATGCCAAAAACACATAGGACATGGGGTATTGTAATCTTTTCCAGATGTTACTTCAGTATACTCACCTTCCTTCATTATAACGGTTCTACTATCGCCTACCATGTTTATAGTTTTAAATGGTGAACTATAACTTCCATCATTAGTGTCACTTCCATCATTAGAAATAAAAAGTAATTTAGAAGCTATAGATGGAAACTCAGTAAAAGTATGTGTAGTTTTATTATTATACATAGGTATTTCATAAAAATCATTGTGTGTCATGAAAAACTGACTTAAAGTTGGTCTAACAAATCCTTGAGAAGCTTTGCCTCTAACTTTTTTGAAGTAGGCTTTGTAAATATTTGAAAGTTTTTGTACCATTGTTTTTTTATTCTCCTTTTTAATATATGCCTATTTCTACACGATTTAATGGTGTATTATACTCTCTATTTACCCAGTACAATGTAACACCAGGGTCATTAGGTGCTTCAACATGCCATTTACTATCAGCTATTGAACAATCAATAAATGAATCATTTGCCCACCAAGCACCCCTAGAATTAATATAAGCAGTTTTATTAGAAAACTCTGTAGGAACATAACTTTTAAATCTACCGCAGTCATCTCCTCCCCAAGAACTTTTACTATACCTCTGCCAGTTTTCAGCTTGTGACCAACCACTTGGTACTGATGATAATGGAACTCTTCCAATAGTTCCATTTCCAGTATCAAAAACTTCCCCTCCTAAAGCAATTACTTCACTTTCTCTATGTGTGCTTCCAGGATAAGTTAGTAATGGATCATTTATTATTTCAGTAAAGTCCTTATGTGTCATAAAATATTCACCAATAGTAGGTCTAATCCAGCCTTTAGATGCCTTACCCCGTACTTTTTTAAAATAAGCTTTATATAAATCAGATAATTTTTGTACCACTATTATTTTCTCCTTTTAAGTTTTTTTACTGATAACCAACCATATGGTTCTTCAACAACTTAGTAGAAATTCTAATTGTTGTAACAACATCTCTATATTTACCATACTTATCCAAGTCGTCTACTATTATTAGTAACTCATCAGCACAGAACACTAACATAGTAAGGGCACCTTCGTCTTTTGGCATCCTCTTAAGAATAGACACGGCTTCTAAGTAAGTACGTTCAAGTTCTGCCAACTTTTCAAGTTTTTCTGGTGAAATATCCTCCATTATGGCAGGGTCAGTCACTACAGTTTTAACATCTAAATAAATTGCATTTGATACTCTAATAAGTCTTTCATCAGAATTACAAGAGAATAAAGCAAAAGCTGATAATACAATTAATGCTAATAAAACTAAATTTTTTTTCATAATAATAATCTCCTATTCTTATTTATTCCTTACCCAACATTTATCTATAAATAGAAGGTAAGATTTAACACAAACATTTCTTTCTTCTTTATAGTCAATATAAAACCTACAAATTTCAATAGCTGGTGTATTATATGGAACATTAACATCTCTTTTGCCAGCACAAGAAAAAATAAAAAACAACGATATAATAGCTATTAATATCTTAATTTTCATTACTTATAGTATTTAGTAAAAACTTTGTTATTGAATAATTCCCAATGATTATTATTTACTTGTGGATAAAGGTATTTAGTTTGATTATTAAAATCCTTTATAGCGATCCAAACTAATGGTTCTAGGTCATTAAAACCTTTTTCCCTTATGTCTATATGAAACATAGCCCAAGGTGTTCCGTTTATACCTCTTGTGTCTCTGTATACACCTATACCTTTTATGTTTTCAAACTTCATTAATAATAATAGAAACTGTATGGGTGTACACTCAGGAAAAATATCTACTCCGGTGGATTTTCTTCCTATAGCATAATGTTGAGATGTTTCTGAACCACCAAACCTTGCTAAAGCACCACTTACCGGAGATGGGTAGATAGGTTTGTTGCTAGCTATTCTAATTTCATCTAGTGTGTGTATTAACTCCGGTTCAGCATGTTTGTTTGGGTCCTCTGGAAATTCTGATGGACTGAAGTGTTTTATTTTGTTCCAATTTATTGAAGTCATTAACTTATTTCTCCTTCATATTGTCCTTCACCAAAATGATATGGTGCTTTGCTTCCACGCTTCTTACTATCTGGGACTGACACAGGTGATTTATACTCATAAGGTCTATTAGAAGAATCTGATTCAGGAAATCTTTCCTTATTATGATCTCTTCTATCCGCTGTTTCTGCCCTTCTAGATGCTTCTCTTTTCCTTATCTGATCATTGTTTAGATCATCTATATCGTCTATTACTTTTGTGTTATCGAAATCAGATGTTAGATAATTTGCGCTTGTTTTTGTGTAGTCATTATCACTGTATCTGTTCGAGCTTCCTTGTTGTCTATTAGCCCCGAAGTTTTTATTTTTCATTGAACTTGTGTTGTCTTTAAGTGGGCTGTCGTTTGGTGTTAAAAACATATTTTATTTCTCCTTTAAATGTGTTTTTATGAACTCAAAATCCTCTATTACTTTATTATAATGCTGGTGCTTTCTTCCGCCCGCCCGCAAAAAATATGACGGATGGTATGTCACAAACAATTTAATATTATATGTAAAATTATAAACTCTACCACGCATAGAAGATAAAGGATAACTTTTACCAACATTCAAAAGAGATCTACCAGCATCTGCTCCTAGAGCAACTATAACTTTAGGATTAACATTACTTATCTGACCAACCAAATAAGGAAAACAACTATCTATCCAGTCATCTTCTAGTCTTATCCCAGGCTGAAGAAAACATTTAACTACATTAGTAATGTAAACATCATCAAGAGACAAACCAACATCTTCTAGTATCTCATCTAAATGCCTTCCTGCTCTTCCTATAAAAGGATACCCATGTTCATTATACTCTGAATTTTCATCAGGTCCTGGACACATACCGCATATCATTATGTCTGCATTCTCATTTCCTTTTGAAAACACTGTTGTCTTTCTATTAATACTAAGGTTACATAAAGTGCAGTTTGATACTTCTTTTTTTAATTCTTTTAAATCCATAATACACCTTCTATTAAATGTTATATCTTCTATAAAGTATTGCTTTATACCAACTCTTATGCCAACCTCTATCTGTATTGGCTTTACTATTACATGAACGACATACTGTTATTAGATTTGATGGTGCACAGTTCTTTTTATCATAATCAATGTGATGGATGGTAAGATCGTTTGGTTTGTTTGAGGTGCAGTATGGATTTGAGCATCTGTTTCCATCACGGTTGCGTATGTCTTGTTTGTATTCTTTGTCTTTCCATATTGGGCAGTAGGGTTCGTAGGAGATACCACCTTTCCAGTTTGGTGCACCAGGACCACATTTATTAATTACGGCACATGTAGGACATCTACGTTTATGACCCTCCCAATGAGCCCAACACATACTGTGTTTATGGCCTAATGGGCATATATAATCAAGTTTAGTTAAATTGTTTTTATATTTCTTACTTAATAAAGTATAACCTTCTTTCTCAAAAGAAATTCTAATCTCTTCTATAGTTTTCTTGGCTTTTTTAGAACAATAAGGGCATCTTTTACCATTAATCCATGAATACCATATCACAGAGTGTATATGACCATTCGGACACTCATATTTTATTAAAGATCTGTTGTTTTTATAATCATTACTTAATAGTTTATACCCTTCTTCTCTTAATTTATAACTAACCTCTTCTGTACTAAGTACTCCATGAGAACAATAAAAACATCTTATTCCATTATTCCAACTACCCCAATTTATTGAGTGTTTATGCCCATTTTCACACACAAAATTTAATTTTTCTCTATTATTTATATATTCTTTTGAAAGAAGTTTATAACCTTCTCTCTCAAAACTCTCTTTTACAAATTCATATGTTAGTTTTTTTGTCATATAAGTTTTAATGGGTGTACCCACCTATTAACAAGATGAGCACACCCACCATTTAGTTATATTTCGTTAAAAGTTTCAACCTTAATACTACAAATAATTTCTGCTGCCTCATTGTTGGCAACGTCAACTAAACAATCTGTTCCGCTGGCTGTAAAGGTTATATCATAATCAAAAACTCCTCCTAAAAAGGAGTATTCATTGGCTAATACCTCACCACCAGTATATAATACGGAGTGTTTAGATAAACTCTTACTGCCATCAAATGTAGTATCCACAACAAACTCAAAGTTTTTGTTGTTATCAAGATCTAAAGTATAAAATCTCTCAGTATTCCCAGAGGCTATAGTTTTAGTAACAACTGTACTATTAAGAGTAGTAGTTGATCCTCCTATAATCACCCATTTATTTGGCAACTGTTGTTTATACCACAATGTTCCATTACTTTGTAAAAAACTTGCCCCAATAGGTATGTTATAAATCAAAGTTTCACCCGCATTAGCTCCATTAGTTACTAAGTTAGGGTCACTATCATAACCTAGAGTTGTATCATCTGGTAAATTTGTTGAGTATTTAAGCTGTATCGATCTCCTCTCAAGCTCAAAACTATTTCCATCTATAGAAGCCATATGTTATACCCCCTCTTCTACTAGAATGGCTGAATTTACTGTCTGAGCCTGGGCTGCAGCCAAATCTAATATGATGAATTTAGTTGGATTATTATCGACAGCGTCAATAGTAAATTGACTTGTTACAGGAGGCGATGTATTAACAACTGAAGATCTTGTAAGATTTTTAATTTGACCATCACCGTTTGTATACTGCCAGTTCAAAGTAAGTTTGCTGTAAGTCGTAACTTCAACTGCTCCAGAACTTTCGTTCTGACCCAATACCATCTCGTAATACCTAGGAAGCATGCCACCAATAGTGTAGTTACTATCACCAGATATAGTTGTAGTAGTTAAACCTGACAAGTTAGTACAACTTATAGCTCCCCAAGCATGGGTTCCTCTAATACTATCATCAGGCAACTGCAACACATTAGTAAATGATGTCATATTACCAGCATTAGCCCAAGTTCCATTCTTCCACGTCCCTTTATCTGTATCAGGATCTGCAAGTGTGGGGACTGCTGACATTATCTGGTTAGAACTAATTGTAATTGTATGTTCAGCAAGAGCTGCTGCAGTGGTAAGAGCTACATTAGAATAACCTGTACTTCTTGTTCTAAGTCTAGAGGCAGGTTCACTTACAGTTAATTGAGCAGCAACATTAGCAATTCTAACATTTCTACTATAAGTAGAAGTTGCACCATTATTTACCTTAGTTGCTGAGACAGAGTAATTATTGCTGCTGACATTATAATCTCCAGCAATTCTAGTTACTGTCTTGGTCTGAGTATATGTGTTAACATTAGGTATTGTTATCTGGCTTAAAGGAGTACTGTACGTTATTGTATCAACACCAGCTGTCCAATTAGTTACAGATACATTAACATCTGCTGTTTCTGAATTCTTTAATGCGCCCTGAGTTGCAGGGTATGTTATTGAGTTAAAAGTTATTGTTGGGTAAACTTGGTCTATATCTAAGTTGTCTGAAGTAACTATATCACCAAGTGTTCCAAGAGCATTAGATGCCCTAGCATCAACAGGAGAGTCAGAAGCTATATTAGATATGGTTATTGTACCAGTTGCATATCTATAGCCCGCTCCAGCTCCATCTTCTGCTCCAAGAGTTAAATTAACAAGTTGTTTAGAAGCCTTTCCAGACAGAATCCACACTGAATCAGCATCATTTTCTACAGTAACTGTTACCCCTATAGTATCATTATACTTAAGATCTGTTTGTGAACCAGGATAAGATCCAAAAGAAATATCAGTTATTGCTGGACCTGCTCCAGCTAAATTAACTCTTACTGTTGAACTCTGACCAGTAGAACTTGTTACTGTCAAGTCTTCATACTCACCAGGAGCACAAGTTAGAGTTACAGTTATTGAACCAGTAAATAATCTTCTATCATCTCCGAACTGAGACAAATTAGTACAAGGCGTTTCACCTATAGCTAAAGTAGGACTATAAAATCCTGCCGGCTCAGCAAGAAAATGTACAGTTACTTGCCCTGTATCAGAAGTACACTCAGTAAGTACTGTATCTGAAGGCACAGTGTCTTGAACATATTGCTTAGTACCAATATTTCCAGAGTTGGTTACATCTGTTATAAAGACATATCCTATAGCAGCTCCTTCTGCTTGGGAAGCTTTTTCCCAGTCCAAATCACCAGCCCCAGTCTTCTTAAAAGAAACCCCATTTGATCTTAGATATAAAGATCCAACGGGGGCCTCCTTTCCAGTAACTGAAGGATCTGATGTTCCAAACAGTATATCAGTTTTTCCATCAGGGGTGTCTATTCTTACCCCATTGGCTACTCCAAACAAAGCCATATAAAAATCCTCCTATAATATTATTTTCCTAAATACTTTTTTATACTCTCTATAAGAAATTTAAATCCAGTTGGTTTAGTAAAAACCTTGTCTATGCCGGCTATGTTTGGATCAAAATCATCAAATATATTACCATACCCAGTCATAACAAATATTTTTTCTACGCTACTTTCTTTTTTTCTTATTTTAATGGCTAATTCAACACCATTATATTCTCCTTCTCTTAGATTTATATCTAAAACACAAACACGAAAATCATACTTGTCTAATAATTCAATAGCAGAATCGTATGAGTCTGCTGTTTTGTATGAACAGGGTATTAAATCTAACATTAAACTATATAGATTTCTTATATCCTCATCGTCATCTACAATTAATATATCAATTTTTTTTTTCATTATAAATTATCAAATAGATTGTAAAAAATACTTACAAACTCCTCCTTAGTATTTTGATCCAACCTCCCAATTATTTTTCCGTTATGTTTTATAGCTTTAGATGAAGCAGCAACTATATCTGCTATATAAGGTATAGTATTATAATCTATTTTATCATAACAATCTATAAATATAAAATCATATGTGGAACGATTACGATATAGATGAGTCAAATAGTCTTCCACAATAACATCACACTTATTTTTTGTAAGCCAAATATTATTATTTATCTCCACCAACTCTTCCATCTCTTCTAAAACAACAAGTTTTTCAACCTTAGATAAAGATAAAATGTATCTAGACGCTGTTCCAAATAATAAACCTATAACTAAACACTTTCCTCTAGGTTTGTTACCTATTTGCCATATATAATCAGATAAATTATTATCGTGTGTTATTTTACCAGTAACATTGTTCTTCATATACATGAGACCGTTTACTTGATAGACACTATAATTACCATTATTCATAAACAACTCACCTTTAGAAAAATACCCATCATCAATAGACATAGTATCACCAATTAAAATTAATTAAACAAATTTGATATCTTTTACAGATAACCCATCAACAAACTTAAACACAACTCTAATCTCTGCTGCAGATATTTTACTATCATCGTATTCCACATGTGTTTCATATCTTTCTTTTTCTGGATGGTAATATTTAGTTCCCATATTACATTCAGTAGATACACTTAACATGTTAGATATGTATTCATTAAGTTTTTCTTTTACTTCGTCTTCCCAACTCTTATTTTCTTTATTATCTGACATAGTAATCTCCTATTTAACTTTACCTTTTACTTGCCCTGACATTTCTTTTTCTTGATCATAAACATCAGAAACTAACCTAACCAGTTTACGAGTCCATTCTGGATCATCCTTATTTAGAATGATTTCTTCATAGAAATCTTCTATTTCATGGCCTACTATTTTTGGAGACCCGTTCTCATCTATTAAAACATGTCTTAATTCGTGTGAAATAAGTCTTTTTTTATCAGCTGGTTGTGAAAGTTCCCATGCTTTTTTGTCTAAAAACAAAACATAATCATAACCTTCTGCTGCCTTTTCGTCCTGGGAAAAATACTTTATTTTTGCACTTGCAAGCTCAATACTTGCCAAAGTTACTTTTCCACCTTTAACCCTTTTCTTAAGATCATAAACCAATTTAAAATTCAAATATTGATACTGAGGAAACCTTTCTTCCATAACATCAAAAAATACCTGTAAAACATCATCTCCTACATCTTCATATCTTAACATAAACACTCCTATTAATTATAAATTAAAAAATTAGAACGGTATAACCCCTGTACTTAATTATTAGTTAGTTAGTTAATTAAAAAAAAATCCTAATCTATTTTTATTTTTACAATTTTATCTACTTCTCTAATTTTTTTTGGAAGAGAACAAGCAATTATTCCTCTATTCTCATCATATTTACTTTTAATGTCCTCCACCAATACTTCAGATGGGAATTGAATAACTCTTCTAAACGCCCTACTAGATATTTCTCTAGTCAGCCATTTCTTTCCTTCATCTTCTTTTTCTTCATTCTTATCGACCTTTATGAACAAACAAGAGTCTTTAAACTCCAAATCAACACTGTCTTTCCCAAAACCGGAAACAGCTATCTCTACTTCATAAGCATCGTCTGTCTCTGCCACATTTACTTTTGGGAAACTTGTTTTGGGTTGTAGATAAGAAAATACATCAGAATTAATACTGTTGCTATTCCAAAAACCATCCATCATTCTGTATAATTCAGTTATTGCATCATCGAAACGATTAATAGTTGACATACCCATATTTGAGTCCTGTCTTTTCATCACATCTTTCATTTTTTTCATAATATCCTCCTTATTGAAAGAGGTTATACCGTTCTTTTAGAAAAAATCAACATGAGTTAATTTGTTCTTTTTGCTATATTTTTTTAACCAATAAACTTTTGACTCTTCTGACTTAGTCTCAAGTTTGACTATCTCACCTGTAACCATACCACGATCTATCATTGCCTTTATAGTGCTAGGGTCACTAGATAAATTAGTTGCAAACCCTATTATACCAGTACACTCTCCAAATTTATTAAATATTGGTGTTTTCCTTGCTTTAAGTATGGTCCAAACAGGATCTCCTTTTTTATGTTCTATGTATCCCATTTCTATATATTCACATGAATCTCCTATTGATACAACATGTTTGTCTGTAATATTACATGTATATAAGAAGGTGTGTTTTCTATCCCCCCTCTTTATAAATTCTTTTATAAGATCCAAAGAACTTTTGTTATTAGCAATACTACAAGCACTAAAATCTGTATAATCATTTATCTCTATACCATAAAACTCGTTACAAAAAGTAGGGTCTATAAACTTATAAACCATATCACTCTCATCTGAACCTATATCCCGGCTCTTTTCCCATATGTAGCCGTCTACAGCAGCAACTAAAAAATTTGTTCTATTTAAGTATTCTGATACTTTGTTATGAAGTCTTTCTTTAATAAATTCAGCTTCTTTTTTATCAGTAATATCTCTTAAATGTTCAACTATAACTAATATATTACCACTATCATCAAGAACTGGGTAAGATCTACAATCAAACCATTTTTGAACACCTTCTAGGAATTTCTCAAGCTTCTCAGGTTTTTTAGAAGACTTACACATCATTGTTTGACACTCTTCACATTGAGTGTTTCTTCCTATAAGTTCATAGCATTTACTACCTACATAATCAGAGGTTACATTAAATAGTTTCTTTCCAGCTTTATTCAAACTAATTATTTCATGATCAGGTGTTTGAATATTTATCACATCAGGCATGTTGTTTATTACACTAGATAATAAAGCTTCACTATATTTTACTTTATTTATTAAATTCCTTTCCTCTGTAACATCTTCAAATATAGTAGCAAATTTATTATCGTGTAAATGAAAAGCAACTATAAGAAAAGTTCTTTCCATAGGCATAAAAGTTATTTCTTTTCTTATGGATTTATCGTTCTTAACTACATCCCTATACAATTCTATATAAGGAGCACTATCGCACTTATAAATTTCTGTAGCTAACTTTCCTACAGCATCTTCACTTTTTATACCTAATATACGTTCATAAGACGGATTAACATCCAAAACTCTGTAATTAATAAATTCATCATCTTCTACAATCATTTCATGTATTGCAGCACCAGACAACATAGATGAGTAAAACTCTCTAAATTTATGCTCACTCAATATTACTTTGTTTTCTGCTATTTTTCTATCTGTTATATCTCTTAAAACAAAAAGATATCCTATTACTTTTCCAGACGCCTCAACTATAGAGTGTCTATAACTTTCATACCACCCTTCAAAATCTTCTAAATAAATGTCACCATAGTAAATAGAATTATTATACTCATGTGATACGCCGCTTTTAAACTGAAACACAAACTCAGGTATAAGTTTGTATATATTGTTGTTAATATAACCATGATCCATATTCAGTGTTTTTAATAGTGATTTGTTTACAAATTTAATATTCAAGCCCCTATTTGTAATACAAACAAAATCATCTATAGAATCAAACGCATGCTTCCAAGCTTCGGTTTGATCCGATAAATAACCGTTACTTACCAATGTTTTGGTAAGTTCTCTTAATCTTTCTAAATCAGAATTGATAGAAACCATTACTTTATCCCTAAATACGACTTTATAAACTCTTTAAACAAAATAAAAAACCCTCCTATAGCAGCCGAAATTGAAGTTGTCACTATAGCAGATATTAGAACTATATATACTCCTAACTTGGTGTTTATTTTTATGTTTGAATCACTAAGAACACGTACCTCATCATTTATATCTTTAAATTTAGTAACACTATCATCTATATGATCTTTAAGATCTTTAGAAGTACAATCCCTAATCTCATCTCTAACATGCCCTATCTTTTTCTCTATACCACCCAGTTCATCATATATTGAGTCCTCTTTTAATTCTATTATCCTCTTTAACTCGTCCTTACAATCAGACAACATCTTTATAATTTCTTCTCTATTTAAAGACAACTGTTTGAAAGCATCATCTTTATTAGTAGAAACCTGTTTAGATAACTCGTCTAATTTATCAGATAATCTCTGTAGGCTTGAAAACACATAAGAAAACCATTGCTTCTTAAGTTCTTCAGCTTCTTGAAGATGTAACTTAACTCCATTATTTTCTTCTCGGTTTTCAGGCATTCACTCATCTGTTTTCCTAAGGATTTTTTAGCAATTCTCCACAAATAGGACAATAGTTTATTGGCACAGCATATGTGTTTATATTAGTATAAGCGCCATCTTTTGTTAAAAGTATCCACTTAATATACCAACCACTATGGTCATAGTCGTAATAAAATACATCTTTATAATTGTCTTTATAAATTCTCCAACCTTCACAACAATAATTATTTTGTATCATAAAAATACCTTTTATTAGTGTATTCCACCACCTGTATATTCAAAATCATATTTTCCGCCAAAAGATCTCCATCCTTCAGAAGGCCAGTTCTTTCCTGAAACCATACCAGAAGCATCTACTAAATTAGTATCAGACACATCAAAACTAGGAGCACCAACAGAACTGCCTCTGTTATCAGACATGCCCATTCTAAAAGCCTGCTCATCCCTTACTCTTTTCACTGTTGAACCTGCAACATAAGGATTATGTTCTACATTTATTGCTCTTCCTGCAATATTCTGACCCATTCCTGTGTCTTCTGTAAGTGTTTCATAATCAGCCAATTCATCTTTGTCTTTAAAACCTAAAGAAGTTCTAGTATAATCTGAGTCCATTCTGTTTCCAACATTCAAAGCGCCGAAGTTAGAAAGTTTTTCATCTGATTTTCTTCTAATTGGATAACTCTGAACTGTGCCACTAACAGAAGCGATGGTGTGCTCTGTGTCTGCTACTCCTGTGTGGTCTATTTGATAAAAATTAAATTCTGACATAATGTGTCTCCTCTTACTTGTTTTTTCAGTGAGGTAAATCAAAACCCTCTAACTACTATATAGTACATAAAACTAAAAATTCAACATTAAAAATTATAAAGTCTTATTTTTATGTCACTATTGTCTAATAAATATTTACCTTTAGCGTCATAATAATGCATACTAGTTACTATTACTTCTTCAATTCCAGCATTTATTATTTTTATCATACAATTGCCACAAGGAACACCACAATTTAAATATAGTTTGGCACCCTTAACATTGACTCCCATACGTGCGGAGTTAACAATAGAATTCTCTTCTCCATGTGCGGCTATACACATGTCAAGGTTCTCTCCAGACCTTGAACCAACAACATATCTAGGACATAAGCCCTCTTTTGGTTTGTTGACTACATTACCAATATTATATTTGTCCCTAAATTCTTTATCGATTTCCCACCTTCTGTCACAGGGAGGTATTCCCCTAGGTGGTCCATTATAACCAGTACCTATAATGCTCTTATCTTTTACCAACACAGCACCAACTCTTCTAGAAAAGCATTTAGATCTTCTAGACACTTGGATACTTAAATTCAAAAAATATTCATCCCAACTACTTATTTTTTCTTCTTCCAAAGAATAATTCTCTATCATAATTAATTCTCCAATACTTTGTTGTCTATAACTGTTGCCCAATAAAGATCAAGACTGTCTTCTGAGTTTTCCTCGCCATGTTCAGTAGAACGTTTAATAAGTTTAACTCTATCAGTAGAATTACACATAGGACACTCTATATCTATTAATATTATTGAGGATTTGGCTGGTGGTTTAAACATACATTCACCTACAACGCCACAATCACAGTCATAATGTATTATATATTTGTCTACTTTGGATACTCTAATCATCATTCAATCCTTTTGATTTTACTTTGAATATAGTTTCCCCCTGTTTATCAATACTGTCAGGTATTAAAAAAATCAAATCTTTTTCTTGAGACGTCATAACAGGACAATTATATTCTTTATTATAATGTTTTAACTCCTTACCGTTTGATATCCTGTCTTTTACAAATGAGTTATGGTTTTCTATTCTATTTTTTACCCTCTCTATTGATATAGAGATTACATTATTAATTCCTTCTTTTATTACAGGCATCAAATTAGAATCAAGTTCATAACCATAACTGTTTCTACTGCATGACATAGCCGAAAAGGTTGTTGTTCCAGCGCCTAGAAAAGGGTCCAAAACAGTATCACCCATAACTGAATACATATTAATAAGTCTATATGAAAGTTCAAAAGGAAAAGAAGCATTCCTTTCTCTATTCTTAATTCCTAATTTTTGAGACGTTCCTTTTAAATCTGTCCAAATATCAGAAAACCACTTATTTCTTTCTTCCCAAAATATAGAACTCATCCTTCTATTATATTTATCAGTTTGAGATTTAAATTCTCTTTTATTTCCTTTCCTAAAAACAAGTATATACTCATGTTCTAAAGTTACATATGCGCCTGCAGGCATTACTCCAGAACCCATAAACTTATTAGGAGAATTTGTCTGCTTTCTCCAAATAATACAAGGAAGGTTAGTAAAACCAGCCACTAAACATGAAGATATAATTCTAGAATGATTCGAATATAAAGAAAAATTACCATTAATAGTTCTAGTAGCATCTCCTATATTTATACAAGCAAAACCACCTGGTTTTAAAACTCTGTAACACTCATCCCATATTTCATCTAATACTAAATGCATTCTATTGAAGGCACCGTTTCCATCACCAAGTTCAATTAAATTCTTTATGTCGCTATCAATATCTATAAACATATTATCCCACATTGATACCATAGGATAAGGAGGAGAAGTTACAATTAGATCTATACTATCATCTTCTAAATCCATCATATTTCTTGAGTCACCGTTTAATATTGTATGCAGTGTTATCATATAATGACCTCTTCTGGTAATTTGTCACCGTGTTTTTTAATAAAAACTGGAAATTGATACCTACCAGTATCAAACTGTTGTTCATATTCAATCTCTATAACACAAGGAAAAGACCAGTTATCTATTTCACAATCTCCTTCTTTGATTTTCAATCCTGTTCCTACACTTCCCAATTCCACAAGATTGCCGTTCCCATCATATTTTCCTATAAGTAAGCTACCTATTTTACCTTGTTTTGAGCCAGAACCTTCTGTCCAACCATATGCTATAACATCATCTTCTTCTTTGGCTTTAAGTTTATAACACGCTCTTCTACTAGGCTTACCATTATACGTTATTTCAGCGTTTTCATCTGAGTTCCATACAACCATACCCTCATACATATGTTTATTGTTTTTTGCCCACTCTACAGCCTCTGCGTGATTATTAAACACCAACTCCCTGGGGGGTATAATGTGTGGAGCATACATTTCTCTCTGTATCATATTTAAAACAGTATTATATGGTTTTTTTGTCATATCTGTTCCAGCCAAAAAAAGTATATTAAATACAACAGCACATACAGGAGTATCTTTTTGTAGAGCTAGTGTTGTTGTAACATCCTCCTTAACCTTGCCCTTGAGAGTATCAGACCTAGATATACTTGACATTAATTTAAAAGCCTTCATATGGGGTATCTTTAATATTGGGTCAATAATAAACTCTGTTGCTAATAATGTCTTTTTAGGCATATTTAATTTTTTTGCATCTTCGACAATACTTGGATACTTTTTAGTATGATCATCTATACGTCTAGTATATATTTTTATATCTCCTGTATCTGTCACTAAAATAAAATGACATAAACCATTTTCTTTTATAAATGGTCTAAGTTTATCATTTAATAGTAAAGTATTAAATTTAACTTTACTAATTTCTTTAATAGGTTTTGAACAACTAAACTGAGTAGGAAGATCACTAAAACTCATGTACTCTTTTTTTAAGTCTGGCAAATTATCAAGAGAGTCTACTTCAATATAACCTTCTTTTATCTTCTTAGTTATTATCCTATCAAAATCTGCAACAGCTGCTTCTTTTGGTGATAATTCGTTAGACTTTCCTTTGTTTATATAACCATAGGTGTTTGAAGTATTTTGTACTTTACCATCTATAAGTCCCCACTCTCTATTAACTGTGTCTTCATTTAGAAACATTTTAACAAACTTTACTCTACCGCTTGAGTGTAGTTGGACCAATAACTTTTCTTCTTTTCCCATAATAATCTCCTAAATTCAATTTGGGTACTAACACTATTATAAGTATTAGTACCCAAATGTCAATCAACTAAATATTACTTTTAGCCCAAACTCTAAACTCTTCTAGTGTTAAAATCTTAATTTCTTTATGCTTAACAGCCCTAGCTTTATCAACCAACCAATTTCTAATTTCTGGTTTGACTGCTCTACCATCTAACACTATAATACATAGTTTTTCTTGATAAGACCTAGATGCTGTCTCAAACAAATAATATGCTTTTTCTTCTACTGACCCTGGAACATCTTGGAACCTAGAGTCGATTCTTGCACCGCCAAGTCTTTTTGTATGAAGCATGAACTCGCTATAACCAGTTGTTCCCCAAAGTTTTCTATAAGGAACATGTTTAAATAGAATGCCCTCAAAACCAGCTAAATTTACCTCATCATAAAGTTCCCTAAATGTGTGTTCACTTTTATTGAACTCAGAATACTTCATAGGGTAAACACCAAGGTTTACTATAATCTTTTCAATTTCCTTTTCCTGTCTAAATCCTGATTTATTTGCATTAACACCCTGAACACATTTGGAAGAATTGTTTGCTTTCTTCTTAATATTTACAGAGCCTGTTACATCACTAACGTACTTCTGTACTTCTTCATTATTTGTGGTTGTTTTGTAAAACGCTCCTTTAAATCTTCCTTCTTCATTAATCATAATAATACTCCTAATTATAAATTGCTATTATTTCTTTTGTTTTCTTTCTACCTTCATTTTTACTACTTATTGTTTTTTGAACATCTATATCTATTAATTCATCAGCATTCTTATATATTTCAGAAGTAAATTCTGTTAAATTATTAGATATAATAAATCTGCAAGGACTTTTTTCAGCCACACTGACTAAATCTATTTGATCCTGATTTGAAAACCCATCAGCACAGTAAGTAGTGAAACTTGATGTTTCAGAAATCGGTGCATATGGAGGGTCACAATAAACTACATCATCTTCTTTTAGTTCTAACAACGTCTTTCTAAAATCTTGGGCAATAAAACTACAGTTATATACTCTATTTGAAAATCCTATTAATTCTTTCTCTGGAAAGTATACACTTTTATACTTACCATAAGGAACATTAAACTTTCCGTCTTTATTATATCTACACAGACCATTAAATGAGTGTCTATTTAAGTAAATAAATAGAGCCGAGCGTATATAAGTATCAGACATACTATTAAATTCACCTCTTATTCTATAAAAATCTTCTTCAGTATTAAACTTTCCAAAATAAGTTTTAGTATATTTAATGAAATCTAATCCGTCAGATTGTAATACTTTATACAAGTTTATTAAATCTGAATTTAAATCTGATAGAATATAATGCTCTGCGTAAACATTAAGAAAAACTGTCCCTGATCCGACAAATGGTTCTATAAAATTTCCTTTTATCTCACCTGACTTTTCTTTAATAAGATTTACAATCTTTCTTTTACTACCAGCCCATTTTAGAAAAGGTTTTAGCATTTCTCTCCTAATTCTCTAACTCTTTTTACGAAATTATCACCAGCATCAACAGCTATTCTCATAGTTCTATCTACAGGGTCATTGGAATTGTGTTTTTCTGCTGCTTCCATAACAGCCTCATGTACATAATACCCAAAAATATACTCCAAACCATATTCAGCTTTTTCGTTGTCGCCGTAAATCTTTTCTGCCAATCTTTTAATTAACTCATTAAAACCTTCTTCCATGTAAACCTCCTATATATAAATTTTAATATACATAATATAATAATTAGTTTTTATTTGTCAAGACACCAGGAGTCGAACCTGGAACCGATTTCACTGAACAGGTGACGTTAATCGGCTTCAACCGTTTAATAATGTTCAGTTTATTTCGCCCTTTGCTGTTTTGCCTCGACAAATATTTACTTGTTCTTTACTTGGCAACCTTCACCATCAACTTTAAGGTTGTATTCTCTAGCCGCCATAAATCTACTAAATCTTTTAGAGTCTTTTAGATCTTTAATCATAGTAATTCTTTTTTCATCTATAGTTTCATCCATAAAAAACATACCTTCAGGGTCATCCCTATAATCCCATATGCCACCAAGAGATGTTTCTCCTGTTTCTTCATCAACAATAACCTCTAGTGCCAAACCTAATGGATGAAAAAACTGTCTATTAGCTTCTTGTAAAAATCCTAGTTCTCTAAATTCCTTTATGTCCATTCTTTTAATTTCTTCAGTCATTTTATTTCCTTTCTCCACAAGAACATTTACAATACTTACATATAATATTACCACACTTCTTACATTTTTTAACGTCTTTATCTTTTACAATACTTAAACAGTTAGGACACTGGTTCTCTTTATATTTAATTACCATAACTAATCATCTAATATATCAACAGCATAATCATAACCATCCCAATTATCCACACCTGATGCCTCCAAAGCCCTCATAAATCTCTCTGTTTGTAAAAGTTCTTCATATCTTTCTTTTTCTATTGTTACAGTTTCTTTATCCATTTTAAATCTCCTATTTATAAAGATACAATATTAAATGGTCTTCTTACTCCAGCCGAATTTGACTCGGCTACCTCCAAAGCACTTAATATTTTTTCTTCGGCTGTTAATTTATTATCTTTATTAAGTATATACAAAGCCCCTATAGCATAATCCATACCACAACCAACAGAGTCAAACGGAGTTTTAATTTTAGCTACCTGAAAGTCTGGAGCTATCATATAAAGGTTTCCTTTGTAACCTAAAAGAAATTGTCCTCCTTCTATTTCCCCATTATCGTTTCTAGCATAGCCCTTGTCTTTGAAGCACTTAATAACAGCATCCATAAAATCAGTACATAAGTATTTAAAATCATCAATCCTAGGGTCGTGGTCTGGTATCTTCAAAGAGTACTGAAGAAGTTGACCCATTCTAAACGAAGAAGTAAAACCAAAAATCATATCTCCATTTTGAAATACTTTTTGGTCCTCTCTAATATGATAATCAAATCCTGAAACTCCAGCAGAGTCTCCTCCAATATATACTTTACCATTTTCTACCATTCCTACAATACAAGTCATATAATAATTCCTTTCTTATTATAACTTTAATTTCTCCTAAAAATCTGTAGTATACTCACCATCAGAAACATATTTATAAGAAGCTACCCTTTTACCCTTCTCATCAAAAGAATCTACATAATTAATACCGGTATTAAAAGCATCTTCTTTATTAAAATACATCATTTCTGGTTCTTCAGAATGAGAACACACAAAATATTTTTCTTTATTATTCATCACAATACTCCCTAACTTTATTAAAGGTTTTTCTATGAACTTCACAAGGACCGTAAGTTCTTAAAGCATTGACATGCTCTTTCGTAAGATATCCTTTGTTCCTATCAAACCCATAAAAACTCCATATCTCATGCAGTTCTTTCATCGTTCTATCTCTAGTGACCTTGGCTACTATAGAAGCGGCAGCTATTGAAATTGATTTAGAATCCCCCTTTATTACTTTCATTTGGGGAATATTGATTCCTTTAAGTTCTATAGGACCATCTATCATAACATACTCAACAAACTTTAAGTTTGATATTGCTTCTTCCATAGCAGCCTTAGTAGCATTTAATATATTTATATCGTCTATAACTTTATTACTTACAACACCAAAACCAACATCACATGTTTTCATTATAATTGGAAATAATTCTTCTCTCTTTTTTTCAGATAACTTTTTAGAATCTTTAACCCTTAACAATAATTCTGGTATAACATCATCCGGTATGTAAACTGCTGCTGCCACTACTGGTCCAGACCCACAGTTACCTGTGAAATAACCAGTACCATCTCTCCTTACATAAAAATTATGATGTATAGGTAAAGAAATACAAAAAACTTTTCCTTTATAGAACTCTTTACTAATTTTTAAATACTTAACATGAGAAGATTTATTGCGCTTTAGTCTTATTTCAAAACACGGAACACAATTCTCTTTTCTTATCTTCCTACCCCTTATATAACGATCTCTTGGTTTTCTAATAGTAGTACTAAATGTCCAACCAGCTTTTAACAATATCTCTTCAAAATCGTTTCTAAGTTTATTGGATGTTGTATAATACACACAAACTTCTTTTCTGTTTCTTCCGGTGTAACAAGTCCCATCTCCTTTTATCAACCACTCTATTAATATATTTAGTTGTCTTTTTGATAAATTTTTTATATCATTAGGTATAAACTTATCATAACATTTACCAAACACATTAAGATAAGAATACAATTGTTTGTTGTATATAACTATACCTTTTTTAGTTCTTTTAACATCAAAAGGCAGTTTAGAGCACATTTCAAATATTTCTTCACATGTATCTTTTTTTATTTGAGTTATACCAACAACATAAGACGCCCCTTTTTTATAACTGGTATGACCTTCCGATAGATATATACCTAAAAACTTTAACCAAAGATCCATAGGTATTAATTTCTCACCATAGTCTTTTCCAGAATGATCATATTTATGTTTTTTTACAGAAGGAAGAATGAAATTATCTACATCTACAGCACACCATTCTCCTCCCCTTGGTATAAAATCATTATCAGATAGATCTAGAACACCCTTTCTTCCTCTAAATTTAAGTCCAGTCATTTTTAATTTATTGTTATCATTTCTATCTCTTCTAAATGTTCTGCGTAAAACATCAAAATAATGATCCGGGGTGACTTTAATATTAATGGTTCTATTACTCATTTCCAACAATTTGCCTTTAAAGTCTTTAATAATTATGTTACTTATTTTTTGCCATTCTATAGTATCATTATTTGTGTAAGATAAAACCATATCATCTACAGACAGTTCATTATAATATTTCCACCCACTGACAGTAAGAACTTCTGCATCTATTTTCTCACAACCCCTACCCACTTCGTCCACACCAACAATGTATTTATAACCCTGTTCTTTTATTTCAGATTCTATCTCGTATGTAGCGAATTTGTTTTCCAATTTATAACTCCAATGTTTAGTTTACAGATGATTTAAATCTTGATAAATCTCCAGTAATTGGGTGGGCATTATTAGTAACAGGCTCAGCTTTCTTTTCTGCTGCTTCCGCTTCTTTAATTCTTTTCAATAAAGTTTCTCTCTTTTTATAAGCCCTCTCCTGGTCGTCTAAAACTTTTGCTCTTCTTTCTAATTCAGCAATTTCTTTATACTCGTCAAACTCATATTCATCACACTTTCTATCTTTGTTTGGGTTAATAGTTGTTTTTAAAAAACTACATTTTCTATTGAATTCTTTTTTACAATATCTACATTTAACTCTCATATTTAAACTCCCGTATAAAATTTATCATGAACATAATATATTTACTATATAAAATTTGTCAAGTCTTTAATCTATTATTTATTCCCAAAAGACGTAAAATATCTAACCACCCATGAACTCTTGTAAACTTTGTGCTATCAATTACTTTATTAGAATTCCAAGGTCTGTCCATTAAAGCCAACCCTTTAGTCCATTTTCTTCTTCTTTTATACATAGCATATAAGTTATCCTCTAAATCATCAACAAAGAAATCAAGCCTGAGTTTATTTGCCAACTTACCTTTATTACCATTATATCCAACATTTATTACTTCTGTGAATGGTATCTTGTGTTTCCTAAGCCATTTCACAACATTCATTTTACCATCTTTTTTTCTCTTTGTAATAATATATATTTTATGACCTGCGCGTTTTAATTTTCTTAAAACCTTACCAGCGTTCTCAAAAGGTTTAGCATGCATGACTACATTATCATCAAGAATAAACTCTAATAACATATTAGCTATAAATATATTATCATCTTCATCATCAGACAAATTTACTTTTTTAAAATCATACTCATTTATCATGTCTAAAGTTATATTATATTTAAAATCTTTATTAAATTTATTTATACTTTCTATAACAGTATTAGATATAACCTCATCGAAATCAAATCCTAAATTCATTAAATTATCCTTTCATAACCACAAGTTGAGATAGTAAACCACTCAACTTTGGTGTTATTATTCTAATTATATATAATATAGTAACTATTTCTTATCTATCAATATCTTTTTTAAATTTCCATTTAAAACCACCAACTTTTTTATATCTTTTGCCGTTGCAACAGCTTGATATACTTCCTCTATCCAATTTTAAATGTTCTCCAGCATCTTTAATAGATTGCCACTCTTTTATTATATTATTGTCTTTATCTAATTGTAAAACAGGTTTCAAATTACTTCTTGCTATTTTATCAATGGTTTCTTGGCTATGTTTATAATCAGATCTGCTATCAATAATCTTTTTCTTTGTTTCTTCTGAATGATGTTTACCATACATAGGATTATTTTTTCCAGAAAAAGCTTTAGAAAGTTTTAATTTAGTTTCATCACTAGTCACATAACCATCACGAGACTCCATCAATTTTCGTGTATGTTCTTCAGTACGAGGTGGGTATACTCTATTAGAATGAACCTCTGAAAGAATTTTCTTGTGCTCATCTGATATAGTCTTACCTTTATGTATTTTAGACATCTTATTTTTGCTTTGATTTGTGTGTCTATACCCAAAACAACCCTCACCACCAAATGTTAAATTATAACCATTCTCTTTGAAATAAGATTTATATTTTTTTATATAGTATTTTTCAAAAGCATCTAATTCATTCTTATTATTACAATGACATAGAACTATCACTTTGAAATTCTCCCAACCATATTTTTTAATAGCTGCATATATTGCTTTACATTTATTTTCTTTTATATGCCTCTTTATACGAACTACCAAAGGAACTGTAGTCTGTCCTATATAAGACTTACCATTAACTTCATTTTTAATTCTATATATTATACCAAAACCTGCCATTTAATAACCTCCTTACCATTTAGTTACTTCAATAATAAGGAGGTTACATAATTCATAAATTATTAAAGTAGTTAATTACATGCACTACTAAAACAGTCTCTACAGATCATACACCCTTCCTGTAAAGTTACATTTTTACTACCACATTCCGGACAAATAACACCTAACCCACCAGTGTCGTCTATAACATAATTCATAAGATATTTTTTCAATCTAAAAATCAAAGTTCCAGGACCAGCATTATTAACTTTTCCCATAGCAGACACAATATCCAACATAGGAACACCATGTCGTAATAAATAACCTAACATTCTTGCTATTTTTGTATGATTAGCTTGATTATTGAATTTCCTCTCTACATCAGACAACTTATCATCGTTAAGACCGTATTTTTTTGCTACCTTTTTAAATTCATCAATAGCATCCATAGTAATATCAGTCTTGGATACACTATTAGTAGATATAAAACAAGCAAAAGGTCTTTTCATCTCTCTATCCATAAATGAAAAATGACAGTACCACTTCCTACCATTGCCACGTAAAATAACTCCTTTACTAGGATATTCCTCAGGAAGCTTTATTATGTCATGAATAATATTTCCATCTTTGTGATTCTTAAAAGCTTCAAGAAATTCCTCTTGTTGATCTTTTATTTCTTTTTCTTTTTCTTCTCTTTTAGATTCAAGTATCGCAACAGAAGTTCCTTCTCTGTAAGTTGTACACCCCTTAACTCCATAATCATGTATTTTACCGTAAAGTTTTTTAAAGTCATCAAATGAAATATCTGCAGGCAAGTTGATTGTCTTGCTACATGACAAGTCGATGTTCTTGGCGAACACACCTAAAATATTTAGATGTTCTTGAACAGATAATTCAGTTGCTGTTGGTGTTATAGGTATATCATTTTCTAAAGCATTGTTATAACCAAAGTCCCTTATCGTAACTTTTTTACAAAGTCCCTGATTTTTATCTATTCTGTACTTTCCATCTGTTGATAATAATATTTCTTCATCAGCTATCATTTCTTTCTTAAAGTAGTCAGTTTCAAACCACTCACCTTTGTGTATTTCTGGATATTGAAAATCCACTTTCTTACCCTCTACCCTATTCCAACGTGTAAACTCAGTTGAGAACACAGGTTCTAATCCACCAGACATATTACCAGCCAGTATTGACAGGGTGCCGTTGGGGGCCAATGCGCTCAGGGCAGAATTGCGAATTCCGTACTTTCTGATCAAATCAATTGTTTCTTCAGTTAATACTTTACTATTTTTTACATAACCAGTATTCAATAATTCCTCAGAGTATAAAGCAAACGGGCCTTTTTCTTTAGCCAATAGAGCAGATTTCTGGTATAAAGAGTTCATAAACACACTAAGTATCTTATCAAAAAGCTTTACACTTTCATCGCTTCCATACTTTATTCCCATCATCATAAGTAGAGAACCAGCACCAACAACACCAACACCTACTTTTCTTTTTAATTTTGCTGCTTGTCTATACATGTCTAACGGATAATCAGAAATATCTATTATATTATCTAGAGCTTCCGTCATCAAAAAAGCATCTTCTCTGAATAAATCATAATCAAACTTTTTAGTTTCCATATTATAGTATCTTGGAAGAACTAATGAACCAAGGTTACAAACATCACCTGTTTCTATAGTTTCTCCGTTGTATTCTACCAATCCAGTGTTGGCAACAACCTCCCCACAGCCCCTAGAAACATAACCGCAATGATTCCAGTCATCTGCTTCAGGCTCATATAAATCAAAAACTTCACCCTTACCAATATACTCAATGTTTTTAATCTGAGTTTTCCATCTAACACCATTTAATTGTGAGTTTTTAATAACTTTTTTTAATT